GAAAGCGGTGGAGATTCGAGGATGAGGTTCCAGTCGGATCCAAGAAACCTGTCTACGTTCCCTTCTCTAAGAACGCTCGGGTAAGAAAAGGTATCGCGGCCTACTTCAATCTAAAGAGCACCGGAGAGATATCCCCAGACGGATATCGCCTAAAGGGCTACAGACAGAGGAAGTGGAGGCGACCTTTCGTCATCATGGACTCGAAGGGAAAGTTCAAGTTCTCAAGCGAGAACGGGATCAGGAACCACTGGAAGAAGCCTGACACAAAACAATAATATAAAAATCCTCAGGGGAGGCTACTACGCCTCCCCTTTTTATATTTGATTGGGCGGCCACCCTAGCAACTTCACCAGCTTCATATGATCGCACCGATCGACGGCGTCGAATAGCTTCCCTCCTGCGCCGAGTAGCTCATCCGCGTATTTGATGATGAGCGGATTCGGACATGCCTGAGGCCTCTGCTCCAACAACCTGGTTATGCACTCGTCGATCTTGTCGATCCCCTCCCTCTGGATCATGATGGCCAAGGTCGCGGCGGTCGATCGACTGATGCCGGCGAAGCAGTGCACGAGGACGTTAGCGTCCTCCGGGAGTCTCTCCCCCCAGGCCAGGATCATCCTGACGTGGTCCATGGTCGGCGCCGACGGATCATTGGAGTCCACCGTGTCGGGGAAGTTCAACATCATGCAGTTGGCTTTGTTGGTGCGAAGCGGGTGTAGGAACGGGTGATCACCGTGGTCGAGGAGACTGAGCACGTGCGTGATGCCGTGCCGTGACTGCATCTTCGGCACCTTCGTCTTGTCGCATACCCAGATCTTCATATTACATTCCCAAAAAAATGGTGGGCACCGAGCCCACCTGAATTTCCTGCCCTGGCCCCGCCGATGAGGGTTGTTCCAAGGCGCTCTGTTATTTCAATCGGCTCGAACTAATGACTAGCGAATTCATCGTCCGTGTTGGTGGGAGGCGGAGGTTACGATCCACTCGCCTAAGGCACAGGTTTTACAGACCCGATCCAAGAACCACCTGGTTTCGCCTCCCGTTGTTGGTTGCGTGGGAGGGACTTGCACCCCCGACCTTCGGGGTATGAGCCCGACGAGCTGCTTCTGCTCCACCGCCGCGTTAAACTCTGGTGGCAAGTGTCAGATTCGAACCGACGTCATCCCGCTTATGAGACGGGCGCTGGAACCACTCCAGCTCAACTTGCCATACTTTCTATATATACGGTTCGGGATATCGTGTCAACCGTTCCAACGTGCCTTCGGAAAAATATAGCGGGTTGCGCAGTAGTGATCCCGGAGAAACCCTATCGTCGAGATAGATCCATCCCATCTTGAGCAGATATTCCCATTCCCCATCGGTGATGTTTTCTCTGTAGATCTTATTGCTGAGTATATCTATGACGCGCGATTCACTTATCATCAAGGCCTCCAACCGTACTTGGCCCGACGATACTTCTTCTTGAGGTACTTCATCTGTGCCACACCTTCCTCGGTCATAGAAAACGGATAGTTACCGGCCAGGTGAAGTTCGCCAGGTTTATAGAACCTGTAGCAGAGCCATCCCTCATTCAGGAAGTACTTCCACTCGTCGAAGGTGATGACGTCGGTGCCCTTAAACGAGAAGACTAGCAGCTGCTCGACCTCAGTCAACGGCGAGGGCTCCCTTCAACTCGTTTATTTTTTTCTTGCCGGTCACGCTTATCTTGAAGCTGTCAGCGGCCCTGAATCTCAGCCCCGGCTGCTGCCAAATATACGAGACGAACTCCTCCTGGAGAATGTATTCGAACTCCTCCTTGGTTATCTTATAGCGATCTCTGTTAGTCAAGAGATGCAGTAAGTGTTCATCGCGCATCAGTCTTTCTTCTTCATGTACCCGACCATGTACTCTTTCGGAATGTTCTTGAAGCGGAGCTCGGTCTTGGCGTAGTGCTCGTGGTCGAATCCGCCGGCCTTCTTGTGCGCCTCGTACTTGGCCTTGTCGGTTAGGTTGCTCCTGACGTCCTCGGTATTCCCACGGAGGTGCTTGCTCATGTTGTCGTCGACCCACTTCTTTGGCACCCTGTGGACTATCACCACCCGATGCTCATGGGGAACGTGCTGGGCCTTGTAGCCGGCCCTGCGGAAATTGGTCTCTCCTCCGTGCATGGACGCATAGGCGTGGGCCGTGTGGGGGTCGTGGGTCACTGAGATCCAGCTCTTCTCCGGCCCGTGATCAAAGGACTTGAGGCCCGCCTTGGCTATGTGATGGAGGTTGGAATGGTGGGTCCCGTGATAGAGGGTGACGTGGTCGTGGTCGCGCCACCATCCAATCTTAGGATCCTTGTCCCAGGGAAGTCGGGTCATCTCGCGGTCCTCCGCGAGAAATTGGGAGAAGCTCTTCATCATCTATTTATTTCCCAAGCAACTCTTTCCTTCTGTTTCTTCCTTCCTCGGTTATGACGAAGATCCTCCCCAAACTCCATGGGAAATAATTCATCCCCACAATGATTTCCATCGGGCTTGGGGCGGGAATCTCACACGTAAAGTAACCGGCGGCCACGGCGTCCTTCAACACGTCGCCGGCAATGTCCCACGTGACCCCGATATAGGCGAAGTTCACGTTGATGAGTGTCCGCTCAGATAATGGATCTTGCATCCTTGGCCATCTTCTTTCTGGTCCTCTTTCCCGCCCTGACCCCCGGCAGCGTCTTATTTCCAAAGATGGTGAACGGACCCGGAACGTTGGGAATTTGTAGTCCCCTGCTACTGACGTTGGCGCTGGTATCCGCCCAAAAGGCACAGCCGGTCTGACTGAGTGGATTTTTATTCAAGTTCAAGATGCGATAGAGTTCATTCCGGCGAGCAGTCCCTTCTGGAGTGATGAGAAATATCCACCGAGGCGAGTGCGCCGGGCAAATATCATAGAAGGCCAGCAAACCGTCTCGCAGCAACGTAGCTACGATCTCACGATCATACGCGTACCCGCGCAGGATCTCTAGCTCGTCGCGGATCTCAGCAGTATCCAAAGAGTATGCAGTTGAGTTCATCGATCCTCCGCCTCCCTTCAACGGTCCTTACCAAATGACGCATCGCGTGTGCAGTGGACGTTCATCTAGCAACTCGTACCATCCGCTCTGGAGGCAGTGGCGAACGCGAGGCCCACAGCCACTCCCACAGGCAAAGTGAAAGGCGTCGGAGAGAAGGACTTGCCTCTCCTCTAGAAGCTCATTTCTTTGAGCTGGTTCCACTTGACCCTCCGGAAATGTTTCCCCTTCTCGATCACGACCTCGTTCGGGTCGAGCGCCTCGCACTTGATGGTCCAGTCATCGCTGCCGAGGGAGTGGGCGATCTGCTGTTCCCTCTGGGTCAATGGGTTTAACTTGAACTTACGAGGCAGCGGGGAGACGTCCTTCATCTCAGGGACCGGCGCCGTATTACTGGCGTCGACCCTGATTGCCTTGCCATTCACGAATGCAAAAATCACGAGATCCTCCTCCACTCTTTGCCGGTGTTCAGGGTAACCGAGCACCGATCACCCTCGATCTCGGCGACTATGAGATCCTCACCCAGGATGTGCTCCCAGGCATTCTTCGCGGACATCGCGGCCAACCTGGCCCGCGCGCGGGCGTTGGTGGCGGCCTCGATCCTGAGCTCCACCCCCACCTCGTAGTGAATGAGGGGAAAGACCTGGATGACGCCCGTCAGCTGGGCGCCAACGGCGGACGCCACCGCATAGGACTTTCCATAGAGAGACTCGGTCTTCATTAACTCCTCCTTAACTACACACTACTCTAGCAAGATTTCAATATACACCAGAATCCATCAGATGTCAAACGCTGGGAAATTCGATCTTAAAACGCCCTTCTTGGGTGATGGCGAGTAGGCGACTATATCTACCGATCCCATAGATCCACGTAGGATTCTCGTCGATAAGAGTGGCCCATCCTTCTTCTAAGAAAGTTCTTATTCGTTCACGCTTATATGATGAAGAATAGAATATCCCACCGGCATATTTATCTACCATCTCTACCATCTCTACCATCTCTACCATCTCTAAATCATACACCAAACCAAGGCTCGTGTCAAATATCCAGGTAGAGTGGGGCATAACCCTTGAAGTTAGTCTCTCCAGGATAGCCCCTGGGATGACACACCACGCGGGTCTCACCGACAACGTAGTTGCACGCATCATGGGTGTGTCCGTGGATCCAGAGGCGAGGAGGCTTCTTCATGTCCATGATGAACCAATCGAGTTCGTTGTGGAAGCACTTGTTCATGACATGGTTCCCCCAGCGAGGATGACACCCCCGCATCGTCGGGGAGTGATGGGTCACCACGACGTCGGCATTTGATTCCTTGATGAACTGCAGGTCTGATCGATAGCAGGCGTCGTACGCCTCCCTCGTCAGTCCTCTTATTCTTCGCGAGTCGATTAATCCGTCGACGTAGAAAGTCCAGGCCTCGGCGTCGAGAGACGTCCACAGCGTCGCCGCGGCTATAACAAGATCTCCGATCTTCGTCAGCGTCTGACCGTCCCCGGGTCTCGGGAACTCAGATCCATAGTAGTCGTGATTGCCCATGACGTGTACGCCGGGGTAGATCTCTTGGGCGTAGTCACGCATTATCTTCTGGGGGTGGGTGTCACCGGCGTTGATGAAGATCTTCGCCTCGGGCTCGGCCCCAGTGAGCCACAGCTCAAACTCGAGGTGCAGGTCGCTGAAGATTCCGAACTTCATGGCATGATCCTAGTAAAGTGGTACGGACGAAGGGACTCGAACCCTCAGGACCTTAGTTCTGAGCCAAGGATGTCTACCGTGATTGCATCACGTCCGTATGGAGCAGAACCCCCGTTTTAACGGGCCGAGAGAGGAGTATGTACACTTACCTCTAACTGACAGAGACACCTGCCGTGTTCCGCATGGTATTGGAGCGGGTAGCGGGAATCGAACCCGCATCTTTAGCTTGGAAGGCTATAACTCTACCATTGAGCTATACCCGCATTCCCTAGGACCGGAATCCTAGGGGTGCTAGCGCCGTAGCGTTTCGCGTTGAATGGTACGGACGATGGGACTCGAACCCACAGGACTCTGGCTCTCGACCAAAGATGTCTACCGTGATTGCATCACGTCCGTGTAGAAAATTGGCTCCCGCACTAGGTTTCGAACCTAGCTAAACCGGTTAACAGCCGGTCACCCTCACCGAGATGGTTCTACGGGAATACTACTTATTCTTCTTCCTCGTGCGATAGTTGGCGGCCATCTCCGCCATCGCCCGTGCCAGCACCTTTGCCGGCTTTAGTTTCCAACCTGACGGGCCGGAGCCGGACTTACCGGGTCCGCCGCGGCGCCTCCAGTACTCCTGCCCTTCCGTCCCCCATACGCTCTGAGGTGCGTACACCGGAGCCCTGGTCTTCATGACAACCTCCAACAAATGGTCCCGGCGCTCGGATTCGAACCGAGACCCAACACCAGTCCGGTGCGGAAGAGTCTATAAATCTCTGGGCCTACGCCTGTGGACGCCGGGTCTTGCAAACTCGTAATCTATCTATACAGTTACGGGGCCGGCGTCAACCCTTCTCTTAATTTTTCTAGCCATCCTTTCTGCCTGAGCTCACGCGTCTTGATGGCACCTTTCTCAGTCGTTGGAAACTGGTGATTTATGGTCAGGACACCATTATCCCACTCTAGTAAGTCGATGACGTCGAAATACCCTTCGTCTACGAATCTCGCCATGGCCACGTACCAGTCTGTGCCAGACTCGAGTTGGACGTCCTGAGGATATACCACCAGGACCTCGTCGATGGTGGTGTCCTTATTTACCCTGAGCATCTGTCTTCCCGAACTTATTGACCGCGCGCCTGACGATGATCCTGGCGTGCTCTGGAAGAATGAACGGTGCCCCGGCCGTCATCTTCTCCGGATAGATGAGTATCGGCGTTATTTCTTTTTCCATCCAGTCCTCGAGGGATATTCCTTTTGCGGCCTGGTCAGGCAGGCGATACTGCCACTGCCACGACTCACCCGAAAATTTGACGCCCTTGCGTTCGATCCACTCGAAACACCGCTTATCTTGGGTCTTCACGAGTCTGGGCCACCATGGCCAGAACGGGTGCCAGGCCGTGAGCACGGCGAGCCTCATGGCGGCCTTAGCACGGGCGTCTTCTGGAGTTATCCCTAGCCTCAGTCTCATCGTTTTCTCCCGTATAACTGCATCGCCTTGATGACTATCCCCTTGGCTGTGTGTATCGATATGAATGGCTCTCCCCTGATCATGCTGTTTGGGTCCACAGGCCGATCGTCGTTTCTACTGAACTCATCGTCCATCCACTCGTAGAGGCTCTGGTCGTGTTTCTTCGGATGGGGAAGACGATATTGCCATGCCCTGTCTGAACCACGGAACTCACCGTGGTATCTTCTCTCGATCCACTCGAATGTCCTACTGTCGTTGGAACCCACCTTGCGCGGCCACCAAGGAAAGAATGGGTGCCACTGGGATTTTAGGAAGGCCTTCTCCTCTCTGGTCGGTCCGGTATCGATCCTCATCTACATACTCCCTCTGTGAAAGAAATCCCTGCCCGACGTTGGGGGACGGGCAGGGAATAGGTGCACAGGTATCTTAGGTGGGACAGCAAAACCTGTGCACCCACCCAGGCGAATGGATACACCCGGGTTGTTCTTAGATGTTGGCCCCCATCGCCTTCGCTAACTTCACGATCTTCTCATCGAGAGGAGTCGTGTGGACCTCGACCTCCGGGTTGGTGTGGGTCTTGATGATTTCACCGAAGGCGCTCCAAAGCTTGTCCTGAGGTGTCTCGACACCGACCTTATCGGCGAGGAGCTCGAGGTGCTTCTTCATCCCGAATGCCTGGACGGTGAGGTCCTGCGCGTCGATCGTCTCTGTACCCCTCTGGAGCATGGCCAACTTTGCCCGCTCGACGACCTCTCGGATGCTTGCCGGCACCTGTCCAGCGAGCATCTTGCCTGCCTCGGCCAGGTTCTCCTTGTGGGAGAGTAGGATCCCGGCGTACTTTCGTACGAGGGACTCAGCCGTCGCGGCATCTGGGCGCTCAAGGCTGATGATCGCGTCGAAGCGACCCGGCCGCAAGAGTGCCCTGTCGATCTTGTCGACGTGGTTGGTGGTTACCACCACCATGATCTCGTTGGTCTTGGTATCCACGCCGTCGAGGGTGTTGATCAGCTGGTTGACCTCCTCGTTCTCGCGGTCGGCGTTCCTGTCGATGTCCTCGGTGAAGATCACCATCGGCTGGATCGTCTTGGAATACCTGAGGGCCGCGTCGAGGCCGCTCGCCCGGTTCAGCATGATGAACCCCCAGCCGTTGTCGACTGCCACCTTAGCGGTAACCCTGGCGGTCAGGGACTTGCCAGTTCCGTAGGGACCCTCCATGAGGATACCGCGCTTGAGGGGAATCTTGTTGAGCCGGCACTTCTCAGTGTTCTCGAGTGGGCTGAAGATGTTAACGTTGATCAGCTCGGCCACCAGGGCTGGGTGGATCATGTCGGTCTTCAACACACGCTCGACGTCGAGGAACTCCGGCTGGTCGGCCACGCTGAGCTGGCCCGTCTTCTCGTCGACGTTGATCTTGATGGCCTTGCCCTTGTAGATCGACTCCTCGGCGAGGATCTCCCTTGCCCTGGACGCTATCTCCACGAGACGGGCGCGGTCGGCCTTGTTGACCTTGCCGACGATGTAGGCGAAGTCGTGGTGAATGCCGAGCTCGAACTTAGCCACCGTGTTTGGCAGCTCGAGTTGGCCGATGGGAACCTGGATGACGTCGGTCTTCCTGATTCCAGTCTTGACGGTGAGGTACTGTGGGTTGCGCGGGCCGAACCACGTCATCTTCGTCGACGCCGTGACGATACCGTAGAGCTCCTGCATCGCCTTGTATATGGCGACGGCCGAGTCCCAGGGAAGGCCATGAACGATCTCGTTGACGTCGAATACCTGGGCATCCTCAGCCTTCTTACGGGTGAGGGCCGCGATGGCCGCGTCGTAACTCATGTCGGTGGGATCACTCGGGAGAACGATCTTCTTACCGAATCTCTCGATGTCAGTGTCTATCGAGGTCCAGGCCTTGTCACGCTCCTTGTCGGTGACGCTCCCGAGTAGCTTCCTGAGGGCGTTGACTGTATCCATAGTCGTGTCTACTTCCACGACCTTTTGCTTCACTGCTGCCATGAGTGGTCTCCATTAAAATTAGCGACTGGAACATTCCAGTCGCCAGACCCTGTATACCCAAAGCCGGTGGTTGTAAATAGCTAATTTTTTGTAGTGCGGGAGACGTACTGCCTGACGCGCATGATTATCTTGCCGAGGTTGTTCTCACCCTCACCCTTGCAGACACCCCAGAACTGGTCGCCCCAGTAGTTCCCCTCGACGATCTCCTGGCCATCCGTGGCCAGGAGGAGGTTCTGCAGGTCAGGGTGCTGGGTGAATTTCTGGAGGACGAGATCCTCCATGATCCCGATGCGGGCGTCGATCCACCACGGGGCGGGCCTCATGGTTTTCCCGTATTTCTTGGCATCCGACGCCGAGCACTTGGTGAAGGGCGTCCTCGACTCCTTGGGCCACTTGGAGGCCTGGTACGCGTTTTCTACGGAGGGATACTTGACTCCCTCGTAGGTCACTTCCGCCAGGTGAAAGTTTGACAGCCAGCGGTATTCGCCAAAGAAACCATCTATCATTTTAACTCCTCTACTTTCTTGATGATGATAAAACCGCCCTTGGCCAGCTCAGAGTGAAGCCAAGTACCAACTTCTTTAGATTGAAGCTTCTTAACGGCGGGAACGAAGCCGGCAACTATGGTGTATTCATATGTGATCTTGAGTTTCATTTCCACTCCTCTCAATTTCTGATGTGTACTTCACCCACGCTTCCCATCTCATGCGTTCATATTCTGGTGATAGGGCGTGGCGCTGGGCCAGGACGCACTGGGCTCGATATTCGACCAGTGCTGGAGGCAGAGGTGTCATTTCCATTCTCCTGAAAATTTTATCCAGACGACGCGCTTCTCCTCCCGGACGTTGCCCTCCTTCTTGAAGCCCATCGACTCGTAGACCTTGATGAGCTCGAGGGCGCCTCTCTTGGAGAAGCACGATATCTCAAAGGTGTTTGCCATTATCGACCCAATTTTGAGCTTCTGAAGCAGTCTTAATGTCGGGTGAAACGCCGACGACTACAAATTCCTTTTCATTGAATAAGAATTTGTAGAATTTTAATTCAGCGCCTAGAAGATCAACCGCGATGAGGGTACCATTCTCATTTTTATCGATCACCTTGACGTCAAGATCTTTGAGAATTTTGTTCCAACCGACACGCTCAACAAATTCGCGCCGTTGTTCAAGATCACCGCAAGCTAAAAATTCTTTCGTCGTCAAAATGTTAGCCATGTTCCCATCCCGTGTAAGTTAATTTGGGTCCAATGTGAAAGCGCCGGCCGAAAAACCACAGGGTCGCGTAGACGTAGGTCCAGCGAACAATGAAGTGCAATCGACCGGGCCAGGTGTAGTTCACTTAACACTCCTCTCATACACAGACAGGATTGAGATTGTGCCTCGCAGTTCAATCTGCTGCCTTACCCATGTGAGAAACATATTGGGTCTCACATCGTTGTTGGTGTAGACAACTCGATCTTCGCCTATCATAAAAATTATTCGTAAGGTCTTCGTCATGTCTTCCTCCTCTCAAAGAGGTGCCGGCCTTGATAGCCCCTCAGGGTCGAAGGCCAACACCCATCTACGATGTTAAGCCGAAGCGAATTCCACCGCGCGGTTGAGTGCGATGTTCTTCTGCTTGGCACCGTATCCGTACCAGTTGGACTCCAGGCGATTGTCCTGGGTCTTCCCGTGTTCGTGGTCGAGGATGTAGGTGACCGCGTTGAAGGGCTGCCACCAGGAACCCTTGGCGAAGTTCGCCCCGGGTTGGGTCTCGACTACTTCCAGTGCTCGGGCGAAGTTCTTTGACTTCTCACCCTTGCCCTTGGCGTCTGACGTCCGTGGGAACATCTCGTTGAAGTACTCCTGCATGGCCTCGACCGTGTAGGACTTGGAGGCTAGGAACTTCGCGGACTCCTTGTACTTTTCGAGTTGAACCCGGGCGATACCCAGGGCTTCCTTCACCCGGTCGGGGTCGAACTTGACCCGGTGATCGAAGTTTACGATCTTCGTAGTCATCGGCATTACAAGTCCGTTGAGACAGACCAGGCGAAGTGCGATCTGAGCGACCGAGCAGCGCTGTCCGTACCGATGTGGGTTGGTGAAGAGAAGATAGTTTCCGATCACATCACCCTTGACAGCCTCGAAGCTGTCTTCCTTGATCCGGGCGAGGGCCCAGACCAATTCGCCATTCTTGAGGGAGCCCGCCGTCTGCATTTCCATGTCGCCGGCGGCTACGAAGTCGTTGAAGAATGCAAAGGCCTCGGCGTTCTGGACTGGGTTCCAGCCGGGAGATACGACTGACAAGACGTATCCATCGGACTCGCGAACCAGGCCCTTGCGTGGGATCTGGACGCGCTTTTCCTTGATCACGATGTGGGCCTGCTTGATGACCACCTTCCAGTTGAGACCAGACTTCACGAGCATCTGCTCAGGGGTCAGGTCGTTGCTGATCGATGTTGAAATCCCTTTCCAGGGGATTGATACTGCTAGGGTCATGATATTCTCCTCCATGAGAATTAAGTGGAGGGTGGCTTGATTGCCCCGTGGGGTCGAAGCCTCCCGGGGTTCTTTAGGCGTCTACGTGGATGGTCGCCGTGACCATCGTCGGCAACTTGCCACCGCTGCGCTGCAGCGACCGCTTCTTGATGTAGAGCGTTCCAATCTCAGCTTCTGGGATGCTGAGTTGTTCACCCTTGTCGTTGACCTCCGCGAAGCGAACCGTGTTCTTGGTCTCGCGATCGAAGGCAAATCTTACGGTAAAGGTATTAAAGCTCATTTCTCACTCCTCTGAGAAATCGGGAACATCCCGATTCTGTTCTTTTATATCATAAAGATGAACAGATGTCAATGGCTATTTTTAGCCATACAGGGTGGTCTTGCGACCGAACCCGAAGCTCACGAACGGGCCGTCCCGGCTCTCCGACACCTCGCGTTCTGGGGCCTGACCCATCCACTGGGGCCTGGGGAACCTAGCGCTGAATACGTAGTCTGCCATCTCCTGTTGCCCGATCTCGACGGCACTCGGCCAGCGCGCCTTAACGTACGTAAAGTCGTTGGCGTACGAGACCAGGGTGTTGTACGTCCCGTCCTTGTCCTCTCCGTAGCCGGAGTACCAATAGGGATGGGCCACCTTGCCGACCGGGTTCCAGTCCCTGGCGTACACCTTGAACACGATGCGCAGGAGCTTTACCTTTTCCTTCTCTTTATAATCGAGGATCTGGCGGACCCTGGCCCTGGTCAACTCAAACTTGTCGGCGATCTCCTGGATCGACGCATCTTCGTCGAACATCTCGAGGATCTTCACGTTGCGATCAGGGCCGCCCTTAATTGGTCTACCCACCATCACACATACTCCAGCAACATCATGGCAGCGAAGTCGTTGGCGTCTCGCTCCCAAGGGAGGTTGTAGTAGTCCTCATCGGTAAAGACGTCGCACTGGACTGCCTTACCAAGATGGAACCCAATATATTTTCCGTAGAAACCTAGGTGAACGAATGCGTGCACGTTGCCAAATCCACTGCGCCTCTGCCAAGCGTGTCTCATCTCATGAAAGAAGAGAAACAATGGATTCCTCTCTCCGTGGAGGTTCTTGTTCTTTAAGTTGATCTCCAATATGTACCCACCACCGTTGAGATGGTTGCACACCGACTCGCCGTCGCAATACACGACGCGAGGGAAATACGTGAAGCGATTGTCGAGCGCCTGATTAAGATCACCCCAGACGGCCTCGAATCGTTGCTGCGCCTTGACCGCGGTCTTGTTCCAAGGGAACCATCGGGCCTCGTCGTACTCCTTGGCACTCTTCCTAGAGAATAGGAAACCGTCTTCTTCACTTACGCCTAGCGCTACTATAACAGCCTTGTCCATGACAATCTCCGTGAAAAAGTTGGGTGGTTTAGGGACATACCCAGGTCCTACTCACTACGCTTACTAACTAAGTGACACGTCGCGGGATGTCAACTCCAACTGCCCTTCCTTGCGCAAATGGTAGAGCAAGGCAGGTACACCGGACTTACTGTATCCGACGCGCCCGATCTCCTCGATAAGGCGCTTCTTTGCCATGCTGCCGCCGTTTGAACGGATGGCGGCCATGACGTGCTCAGTCATCGTCTTGCCAGACGGATCATGGAAATGCTTTCCAATCTTCGTCTTCTTCGTCTTTGGTGGTTGGTCGTCGGTGGCCAAGGTTTCAACCGAGCGCTTGGTGGTCGGTGCAGCCGGCCCCCCTTCGATCTGCTGGGTCACGCTGTAACCGGCGGCCAGAAGCTTATCCACGTGCGATAAGATATCTTTGTCTGAAAGTTCACACGTGATTGAGATGATTCGCTTCATGTAGTCCTCCTATTATATGACACATCATGTGCCACAGCAATACTATACTACAAGGAGGCAGTATTGTATATAGCCAGTACTAGTAGGTTATTTTTTTCCGGGCCCAGTGTTCACCTTTGTGAAGGGCGTCGATCCACCGTATGACGAGACCCATCGCCCGCCCGTGGGCCTCTATCTCCCATGGCAGGTCCCAATAGCTCATGGTCTTGGCATCGAACTTTTCGTTCATAAAGAAGTAAATGTCGTCGCCGCGCATGTCCGGGTGGTATTCTCCCAGCGTCCACTGCTTGACGTGAACCAATTCATGGGCTATCGTATGTATGATGGAGAGGAATGGAAATGAAGTATCGACGTCCATGGTGAATTCCCGCCCCATGTAGTGCTTGTCCTCCCAAATCGCGAGTCCGTAGGAACCATCCCTCTCGTATAGCTTGGAATCAAACCTGATCGTAAGCTCGAGGTTCTTCATGACCCGCTTAGAGATGAAGCGCGCCATGACCCAGCGGGAAAACTCCTTCACGAGCTTGAGCTCTTCCCCACTTAGTGCCCGCTTACCGTCGTTCCTGCTCCTGAGATGAACCTTCATGTCGCGACCCCATGATCTATTTATGGCATCACCTGAGATTCTTGAGTCGGTTCTTCATCTCCTCCGATGCCTTGTTCCTCACCTGCGACTCGGGGGTCTTCTCGCCGGGCTCCCTGGCCAGATCCCTCTGGGCGGACTCCTCCAGATTATAGAGGCGCATCCGGCTCTTATCCACTCCAACTACAAACCTCCGATACTTGGCCGGGTCGTCGAACCTGTTCTTGAGCTGCTTGAAGAGGAGCTGGCCCAGCTTCTCCAGTTCCTCGGAGCTCATGGCCGCGTACATGAAGTCCGCGGTGAACGGGAGTCCGATCGACTCGCTGGTGTCTGTCATCTCCACGTCGGAGGCGGACATCCCGCTTCTGGTCGTCTGGGTGGCGGTGACCACCGGGACCTTGTGTTCCACGGCCAGGCCCCTGAGTTCCTCGGCGATCGCCTTGATGATCGTGTAGCTGTTGGCACCCATGGCGGCCTTGATCCTCGAGCTGGCGCAGATGTTGATGTAGTCCACGTAGATGATGTCGGGCCGAAAGTTCTTCTTGATCTTGAGTTCCTTGATGAGGGCCCGAAAGTGACCGACGTGCGCCCCGGCCGTGGGGTACTCCTTGATGATGAGCTTTCCCGCCGTGCGCTCCCTGACCTTGGCCACCTTCCTGTCGTAGACGTCCTTTGGCAGTTGGATAAGTTCCTCGAGCTTGGTATCGAGAAGGTTGGCGTCGATTCTTTCGGCGATCTTCTCCTCCGCCATCTCCATCGTGATGTAGAGGACGTTCTTCCCGTCCATCATGTTGTGGGCGGCCTGGTGGCCCATGATGAGCGTCTTGCCCACACCGGTCCCCGCCAGGATGACAGTCAAGGTCTTCTTCGGGATACCGCCCTTGGTTATGATGTTGAAGAATTCGATGTCGAACGGGACGCGCTCTTCCTTCGAGTGATAGAAGTCGAACCGACGGTCGGAGTCGTTGAGGTAGTCGTGTCCGACATGCTCGTCGAAACCGACCGACAGGGCGTCGGCAAGCATGTCCGGGATCGAGTCTGGGAGTTGATTCTTGTCCCCGTTCTCGATTATCATCGACGCGGCGATCAGTGCGATGTATATCGCCTTGTCCTTACAGAACTTCTCGGTCCGTTCGAGCAGGTATGTGTAGTCGGTGGTCTCCGGCGTCATCTCGTCGATGATGACCTTGGCCGACCGGAACGTGGGTTCCTTCAACCCGTTCTTCTGCTTAAGGTCGATATGGAGGGCCTCCTTCGTCGGAGGCGCCCCGTACTTCTGGAAATAGTCGTTGATGATCTCGAACACACTCTTTTCCGGTTCGTCAGAGAAGTATTCCGCCTTGATGTGCGGCAGCACCTTCCTGGCGTACGGCTCGTTGAACACGAGGTGGGACAGTATCGTCTTCTGTATCGTGAAGTCCATCCGGATCTCCGTTGTGTTACTTGGCTGACGGCCAGAGTACTACTGCCCGCTTGGTGCTGATTAGACTCTCGTCATCGCGCATCTCATCCTCGGAGAACACTTCTCCGATCTCGTCGCGGTACATTAATGTTATCTCATCCGAGGCGTCGTAGATGAGTGGGGTATCGTCGACCGATGCCAGCATGACCACAGCATCGTCATCATACTTATTCAGTATAGTCTTGAGGCGGGCTACAGTTAAGAACCATCCCATTACTATTCACCGTCCAGATATTTTTGGGCATCCCTGAGGACCCAAATAAGCCATACCCCAACCACTATGATCATGATTAAGATGAACCTGATGTCCTCAGGGTGTGTGTAGAGATTGAGTGCTAGGACAATTAGACCTGGTAGTCCGGTGATCATCGAGACCACGTCTCTCCAGGTCACAGGGCCTCCACTTCCTGCCTAGAGGTGTCCTCTGGGGTGCCGTAGCTGTATTCAGCCTTGACTCCCTCGTTGATCTGGTCGAGCACCTCCTTAGTGAAGAAGCGCTCTGGGTCGTCATAGATCGTCTTGCCAAACTGCTTAGATCCGTCCGGCAACTCGTATCTAGTGCTCACCTTCTTAAAAACCCCGTAGCGCTCTGCCAGATCCAGCAGGCCATAGTACCTATCCAACCCGCCGGAATACGTCAACAGCACGTCCACTTGTTTATTTTCGCGAGAGAGTCGGCTTTTCCACATCTTGACGTGGATCACGTTGCCGATCACCTCATCGCCGACTTTCTCCTTGCGCTTGGACAGCATGGCGATCTGGTCAGCAGAGAACTTCAGGCCTCCACCTCCGGAGATTTCTTGGGTAGGGTACATCGACCCGATGGCGGCGTAGGTGTGGTTGGTGACCAGGATGGGAACCTTGGCCCTGGCTAATTTGAGACGGAGAACTCGGAACGCTGCACGGATGATCCCCGCCCGAGTCATGTCCTTCGTTTCCTTGCCCTCCGCCGTGTCCTCCATCTCCTTTGAGGTGGAGAGCATTCCCAGGGAATCGAGTGCCATCATGAGTTTGGGGCGCTCGTTCACCGGGGTCTCGATGTACTTGTCAAGAAAGGTGATCGCCTTGAACCTGAACTCCTGAACCGTGGAAGGCTCGCCGATGATGACCCTGTCGATGTCGATGCCTCGGCCCAACATCATCTTCTTGGTCACCGCTGACTCGGTGTCATAGTAGAGAACGCCGCCTTCGGGATTGGCGTCGAGAAACGACTTGACGATCCCAAGGATGAAGAACGTCTTGCCGGTGCTCGTTTCACCCGCGAAGGCAATGGCCTTGTTGTCAGGGATCCCCCCGAACAGATCGGCGCTGAATACCGCGTTGAGGACATACGAGCCGGTGTCGATAAAGCCGCCGAACTCGGCGGCGGCCGTACCGTCTGATGCCATGGAGAGGTCCTCGTCCTTGAGGGCCTCCACCATGTTCTTGAAGAACTTAGACAAACGGGAACTCCTTGCCCACGTCAAACGTGTCTCTTTTCCAAGCATTTGAAGTTCTCAACATCACCACTTTCTTACGCCTATCTCCATAGCTCAGGCGCTTCGCGACATAGGATTCCGCGAACTTATCATTAAGTGTCTTCGTTGTGAAGCGAAAGTGTGGTACGCCATTCACTTCTACCAAGGTACCCTTGTACAAACGCTGTTTGTTTCCTGACTGGAAATTGCCATAGCCCTTCCACCAAACGCTGGCGCCTCTGTCATGCACCCATCTCTTTACTTGGCCGCCGGGCATAACTGCGTGTATTTTTTCATATTTCATGATAACTATCTCGCATTCAATAACAATAGAGTAAGGTCTACGGCCTCGCCCACATCGTCGACGACGTATGTCGACATCTCATGAATGAAGGCATGGTCGTGAGCATTACCAGTCTTCTCCATCAGGGTGACGATAGGCTTTCGCCAGGCATCCGCCCATCCGAACTCTACGCAGCTTCCTATAGATGCCTTGGTGGCGCCCCTGAAGTCTGCAAATATGACGTCGGAAGACAGGACGTCGTTCCGGTCGCGCCCAACGATTCCCTTTCCACTCGTCATTACGTTATCGTAACCCTTGGCCTTGAGTAGTTCACCCCTTGCCTCGAGCAGGAATATCTTTCCTCGCATCGGACTCAGCGCCTCGACACCCCTGTCCTTGAACAAGGTGACCATTCGCTCTCGCTCGTCAGTCGCCTGCTCGTATGTTAGTCCTGTGATCGGCCCGCACAGATATACTATTTTTGTCATGATGATCCTACCTTAATGTGTCCGGTGCCTGAAGTAAACGGCGCGGGCCTAGAAAAATGATGCCAAGGTCGCCTTTTTTGTATGACTCCACCCGATGACCGAGAGGATGATGTCGAGTGGCTGAAGGAAAGACTTCTCGAACTGAAGATCGTAGTTGATATACTTCTCCATCCCAAACTCGGCTGGGAGGACGTTGATGCAGGCTAGGACGTTCTCACCCAGGTGGTTGGGCACCCTCACGTAACAGAATTTGATCTTGTCCCCGTCAGTGATCGAATCATATAACGTGTCTACCTTGTAGTCCTTCAGTGCCTTGTTATAGACGATGGCCGCCCTGGTGTGCTGAGGGGTCCCGAGCTTGTAGACGTCCCTGGCCGATGTGTAATCGGTGATACCGTTTACCCCCCTGGGAAATGCTATCTCCTCGAACCTCATCCCCATGAACTCAACTCGGAACTCATTGACGAATTTTTGAAGTGAGGCCTCGTCTTCGTTCATTATTATCTCGAGGGCCCGCTTCAGCTTCTTCCGACAGGGCTCGGGTGTCGACGACTTGACCATCTCGAGGCCAGTGGCCTTGATCTCAGGCTTGGCGAGTCGGACGTCCTCGATGTCGTAGGCGTTGAGGGCATACTTCTTCTTGGCGGTCCAGATGCCCGCTGATGCTATGGTCTCCCTCTTCATCCTCAGTTTTGTATGGTCGTAGGCGTTCACGTAGCGGGCCCAGCGCTTGGTGATGTCGTCGATCTCCGGCAGGATCTTCGACTTACAGACTTTGTCGATGAAATCTACCACCTCCTGTACGTTTGGCTCACTGTCCTCGTATACCTGATCGACGAGTGTGGCCAGGGTGACATAGACAGAATCGGTGTCCACGGCTATGACGTAGTCCACCTCCTCGGTCTTCATTATCCGATTGAGGTAGGCGTTGAGATTATTCTCCATGTATCGTATGGCGAGCTGGCCAGACATCGTTATCGACTCCGCCAGGCGCATGTCGAACCAAAGAAACCACTCGTTGGCCATGGCACCATACCCGCTATTGAGGGCGTACTTCAGGGCCTTCTGAAGGGCTTCTAGGCTGGCTATGGCGGCATCTATCCTCTTCTTGTGTTCCTCATCGATGGTCGCCTCCTTGTTCTTCTTCTCGACGATCATCTCCTTCTTATAGATCGTCCTCTCAGAATACATTTTATTCATGAGCTGTGGAAAGAACCCTTGTTTGTCCTTGGAGAAGAGATGGCACGATCCAGAGATCGAGTTCTTTTCCAGGGTGAGAGCCAAGGCCCCGTCGAGGAGCTCATCTATCGTCAGCGTCCGTGGCAACCTGCCGACGACGGTCTCGTTAGATATGTTGAGGGCCATGATGAGGTGTGGGTAAAGCGAATCGAAGTCGAATGATACGACCCACCTGTGCCTGCCGAGCTGGGGAGTCTTTACGTATCCTCCCTCGAATGGCACCCTGTTCGACGACGTCTTCATCGGCACGACGATCTTCTGTTCCATCAGGTGGTTGTGGACCAGCGTTTCCCATGCCTTCACCGTCCCGAACGTGTCCTCGTACGAGACCTTGAAGTAGTAGGCGACCGTGAAGATGAGTTCGAGCAGCTGGAGCTTGTCGTTGAGTTTCTCTACGAGCACGATGTCGCGAACGTTGTAGTCGATGAACTTCTGGGGGTCGTTCTCGTAGAGCTTGGCTAGTGTTCCGAACTCGGAGTAATCGAGTTTTTTCCCCACCTTCTCGGCGTCGCAGACGAAGTCTAGCCGATAGGATTCCCTCTCCTTGTAGGTGAATTTTTTGTACGCCCTCATGTAGTCGATCGTTGAGATGCCGGCTATGTTGTAGGTGTTGTTGATCCGGCCCATGAGGAATACCTCGCGCGCCTCGACCATGTTCCATGGGGACAACACCTTGCTGGTGCCGGATCCGAAAACCCTGTCGATGCGGTTGACGATGTATGGAATGTCAAACATATCGATGAACCATCCTGTGACCACGTCGATAGGCGAGGAGCACCAGAGCTCGAGGAAACGGTTGAGTAGGTCGCCCTCGTCTGAGCATTTGACGTAGCGGATGTCAGACTTAGAGGCATCGTAATTAATGCATGAAAATACATATGTGGTTCCTTGGATCTTGATGGCTATGGACAGTATCTCCTGGTCGGCGGCAGCGACGTTCGGCTTGCCGCCGACCATGGCGACCTCGATGTCGAGATACGCTACGCATACCTTAGTTACGTCGTAGTCTGGCTTGCCTGGATACCTGTCGTTGATGAATGGATAGGTGAAGTTTGTCGCCCCGTAGATCTCCAGCCCGTGGGTGTCCTTGTACTTTTCTAGAAACTTCCTGGCGTCGGTGACACCGTTGAAGTCCCTGCGCGATACGGGTTTACCGTCGAACGAGGTATAATCCCCATCCTCGTCGGACATGAACAGATACGGGCGGCAGCGAATCTTTGAGTTCACGTGGATCCCATCCACGATCTCTCTCAGGTGCACCTCTCCGTGGGTCATGAAAAAGTTGGTGTAGAAGCGGCCCATCACTACTCAGCATAAGGAAATGGCAATACAACGTCAACGGCACGGGGAGTTTATTTTTGGAGCTCTTCGACTGGATTGATTATGTCGAATTCGACTCTGGAGTCATCCTGATATAGGTAGCCGCCTTTGCCCTTGCCCTCGACGTCACCTGGGTTGCCGGACGGTTCTTCATTGTTACCTATGGACACCAGCTGTCCTTCTTCTAGTGCCTTCTTCATGGCGGCGGCCATGTTCGCGTTGTTCTCATTGTATTCGATGCGGTAGGATCTTGGGGCCCGCTCACCGGCATACGTGAACGACGTGAGGGGATTTATCTTGTCAAGCAATGACGAACCATCCAACTTTCTGGGATTTACCATCCAAAGGAATATGCCGCCCTCGTCAGTCTCAGTCGGCTCAGCCATCGCCACCCATAAGACGATGCCTGGTTGCAGGATGTCTCGCGTAGGCCATCCCTTGAATGAATCGGTGGAAAACCAGACGGCGGCGGCGATGTAGAAGAACAGCGCGATCGACACGGTCTTTATCGCCCATTTCCCGTCGACCCAGTAGAACAGGATCGACATCATGACGGCGTATGCTATGAAGTAGAATATCATCAGTGTTGGCTTTCACCCTGTGAGAGGTTGGTCTTCACGAGCTCGATCGCCTCTTCCCAGATCCTGACCGGGTTGCCTGACTGATCTATCGAGAACCTAAATGCGTGGGTCTCCTCCCAGGGTTTCTCCATCACTATCTCCTTGAGGTGAACGTCGTTGAACAGAGGGTTTATCTTCGACAGGACGAGCCTCACCGGAAGACCGGTCTTCGCGACCATTTGGACACAAGTCGCCCCGACCCTATAGAGGTGGGCGTTGACCACGTATTCACCGGGGACCAGGCTCCTGAGGACCCAGCGCTCGGTGTTGCTGCGGGTGATGTACGTCTTTCCGTTTATGACTCTAGAGTCGTTGCTCGTTCCGGTATCGTCCCTCTCGAGATGCATGTTGTCGGCGTCCCTCTGGCGAAACCAAACTATTGTTCCGCTCGGGCCTCTGACCCAGATGTCGACGTCGCAATCTACGTCGTCCGGCCACGTCATCGTTATGATGTACTCAGCCTTGGTCTCCACTCCGTCTTTCTTGGCGGTGATGGGGTTTATGAGGACGAGGGCCATCATGAATATCACGAACAGGTTCATCTGTCCACTTATCAACATGTCGATGAAGCTTGTCCGGGTGTCCCCTCGGTCGAATTGCTTCATCTCAGTCTTGTTCTCTCATGTCTATCGCGTAGTCGGCGATGTAGGTCTCGAGTGAGAGGATGATCGTCCCGGTGATTCCCGACGCCGTTGCGTAGAGTGCTGCCGCCCAATTCTCACCGACCACCGGGATGAGGGTCGCAAGGATCGAGGCGTTGGAGAAGTCTTTTCCGACGAAGGCCGCCGCCAACATCGCGATGAACCCGTACGTGGTGCCGGCGAGGCCGAGGTTCAGGAGCTGTGAGGAAGAGAACCAACCGAACGTCAGCCGCCGCCGAGACACGGTCAGGAGTCTTTGCGATAGACCCATTCGGATCTCGCTGGAGTTTTTCTCGATGTCTAAACATACGTAGGCGACAGAGATAGAGGCGATAGAAAACCATCCGAGAATGGTCAGGACGACGTAGAACTTATCGTTTACGTATACGTCGTGGGCGATGCCGTTTTGCCAGAGCCAGAAAGCCGCGGTGGCCACTAGGGCTTTTATGATCAACCACGATACAAAAGGGCGTCGTCCTACGAGATCCATGAAATGCACTTGTTTATTCCTAGTTAAGAGAATTAGAAACGAGTGCATTAACTTTTTGGTTAAACACCTTGTGGACCGTCTCGGCCATGTGGAACGCGGCCTCGGCGGTTATCATTAGCCCTTCGTCGGGCTTGTTACGGTCAGAGATATTGACGTAGATGATCCCAGACGCCTTGTCCCTATAGATCGACAGCGACAGGTCGGAGTTCTCGATGAAGCGCTCGTCCTCGGCGCCTATCACCATCTCCCTCACCGATCCTACTCCGGTGGTGCTCTTCTTGTTCGTCATCAGCATCTTGTGAACCCCCTCGATGATGTTTTTGATCTTACCACCCAATCTACACTCCTGTAAACGGCGTCGGAACTTTTTTCTTTCCGATCTCATATTTAGATCGCAGCGCCCAACTATTTTTTTCCTTAAACGGCACGACCTTGAATTGATTTGCTGACACCCGCTCCTCTATCTTAGAGGAGTCAACGATCTCACACAGCCCCCATCTATCGAGAAGATAGGCGATCGTGTTGCGGCGGGCGATGTCTTCCTGGGAAATGTCTGATTCCTTGCCATCTAACATGAACATCTCCTTGAAGTGGGTGATGTAATAGTGTCCGCGCTTGTGCAGTATGTGGCAAGTCTGGGTTAGTATCTTCACCCCGTCCTTCTCAGAAGGGATGCCGATTCTTGTAAGCGTTTCCTTGACGACTAGGAAGTCATCGGGATTAAGTAGTTTCACCTCCACTAAGTCGGTCACGCTCATCGTCTTGCATTCTTTTTATTATGTCATCGATGTCAGACCGAGGAAGGATTCGTAGAACCTCCCTCGACCTGCTACTATTTATCCCGTACCATCTACTAATGGCGCTCACCGCCTCCCTCTCGTCTGGCTTGTGCCACTTAGAGAATCTTTTTTTCGGCCGCAGCGAATAGAGATAATAGTCATGCTGGAGCTGCTTGTCGAGCCTGTGCATGCCGTTGACCTCGTTGGCGTACAGGACCGTGTCCACGAACATACCAAACGCCTTGTTGGTCAACCATGGGTTGTAGCCGGAGATTCCCTCCTCAGAATTCCTGGACAGGTCTCGCTTCTTCTCACCGACGTCGGCTATGTAGTCGAACGGTTTACTCACTTGAACTCACAGTCCGACATGACCTCGGTGAGGAACGCCGCGAGGTTTATCTCCTGGTCGGCGACCACCGTGGCCCTTTCCTGGTAGCGGCTGATCGTCACCACGAGAAGTGGGATGGTGTTCTGGACCATGACCTCCATGGCCTGGTCGTAGAAGGACCGCATGATCATCAGCGAGTCGTGGTCTGAGTGCTCGGCCACCCACTTGATCATCTCTGCGTGGGCCTTGCTCTTTAGGATCTTGATGAGATCGGTGATGTCTGTATTGAACTTGGCGAGGATGCCTGAATCGATCCTACCGCTCCTGGAATAATACTGGAGCTCATTGATCACCTTCCGCCAGTCGGGGTAGTACCTGATGATCACCTCGCTAACAACGTCCTTGTCGTACTCGATCTTCTCCTCGTCGAGGATCCACCTCATCCTCTTAGAGAACTGCATCATCATCGAGGGTTTCTCGTCAGCAACGCAGTCGAAGGATACCTCGACCAGCCGAGACTTGAGTGGGGAGATGATCCTGTTCGGATAGTTGCAGGTGAGGATAAAGCCACAGTTCCCTGAATAGGTCTCCATGAAGTTGCGGAGTGAGGGCTGGGTCGAGTTGGCGTTGAGATAGTCGGCCTCGTCAAGGATGACGTACTTTCGTCCTCCCGACATCGAGACAGTCGAGGCGAACTGGGTGATGTCGTTCCTCAGGGTGTCGATGTTGCCACTCAGCGACGCGTTGATGACGATGGAGTCGAGCCCCATCTCTGAGAGCATGGCCAGTGCCACGGTCGTCTTGCCGACACCCGGTCCTCCTGATAACAGGAGGTTAGGAGGCGTCTTCTCGATGACGAATCTCTTGAAGACATCCTTTAACTTGGCCGGAAGTACGCAGTCATCGATCGCCTGTGGACGATACTTTTCTGTCCAGAGTGTTTCTTTTCTCATGGCTCACCTTAGTCGGCGAGCGCCGGGATCCAGTAGGAGACGTCCGGGTTTTCTAACTTGACGTATGACGGATGAACGCTGACCACGTAGTCCCGCTCGAGCATCTTGAAAGAGTTCTTAGGAATACGGACGTCTACGTCTGCCACACCTTCCGGGGCGTCGGAAATCCTGAACGAGTACTTATCCTTGGACGTATTCTTTATGTTTGCCGCCTTGATGAACACCCCCTCGGAGCTCACTGAGAATATGAGCTCAGGAAGTTCTAGGACACTCAGCGCCTTGGTGGCGTTGTCCAATTCCTCGGCGTTGACCGGGAAGGTCGTGACGGGTTCAGGTACGGCTGGATCTTTGGATGGGGCGCCCTTGATGAGAGTCTGATCGCTCAGCGTATACTGAATGTTGCGCTTCCCGGTGCTGATCACTGCGTGGGTCGGTGTGAACTCCACGTCTGGGTCGGAACCTTTGAACAGGGAGAGGATGCTGAGGAACTTCTTGAGATTGTAGATCCCCACCTCGTTCTCGACACTCTCGGTGATCGTCGCCGAGGCAAAGAGATCTAGGTTGGGCGTACCCGTCCTGACCACGTTTCCTGGGCGAAGGATGATGGACTGATAGATGCTAGAGAAGTTGTTGAGGATCTCTAGGGTCTTGGGACTAATCTTCATGATGAACTCCGTTTCTATTCTCTTTTCTTAAGCTTAGATGGATCGGCGGTAGGGGCGGCACCGATCGAAGCCAGTGCCGGCAGGTGCCCGCCGAATATATAGGAACCTACGTGCTGCAACCGCATCCACGGGCAGAGCCCCACCTTCGCACCGAACTTCTTGAGGTTCTGACAAAACCAGTAGTCCTCAGAAAGGTAGCGCTTCGAAGCCGGGTCGATGGCCGCTTGGAAATACATGCCGATCTCCCTGGTACCGTCGAACTCGGCCGACCGAACGTGATCCGGCCGATACATGATGCTGTCGTTGACCGACTCAAAATACTCGCGATATCTCTCGAAGACTACCCGCTTTATCATCATGAAACCGGTACCGATCTCTAAGACGTGTGCGGGTTCTCCGAGTGGGATGCTGCTGGGTGCGCCGGGTTCAATAATGGGGTTGAACACGAAGTCACCGACGAAGTCGTCGAGCTTATTCGGGTCCTCGTCGGCGACCCCCTTGTCGACCGCCATCTTGATCTTTTCCCAGCTAATGTTCTTCTTAGGATAGGCGCCGCCGAGTACGTCGAACTCCGAGTCGTCCCCCATCATGGCTAGGAGGGCCACCACGTCTTGGGGGTTGAAGCCGATATCCGAGTCGATGAACATGAGGTGCGTCATCCCGCTCCTCAGGAACTCATCGACACAGTAGTTCCGGGCACGGGTAATAAGGCTCTCGTTGAAGAGAAAGTAACTCTTCAGCTCTAGGCCCATCTTAACGAACTCGGCGGTTAGGTCGGCGACGGATCTGGTGTACATACCCGCACACTGACCGCCGTACATAGGTGTTGCCAGGAAGAGTTTGCGCTTGCGCATCTCCTCTAGGGAAATCTTGATCTCCATCCGGATGATCCTTTTTTTCTTGTTATTGTTCTTCTATCGACTTCATGATCTCTTCAACGGTTTCGAACGCGTATCGGTAATCTCTGCTCCCGATTTGAACTCTGGTATGATACCCGTCTTCGTAATTTATATCCAACCTGTCCACTGTCTCAATGATCGTTATCATATTTGGGTTTACGTAGACCAACCGAGTTGGGTCGGGTGGGCCCATCTCAAGTTGGGTTAGTTTGATGAACCTCACTTGTTCTTGTCCATCTGCCAGAGCATGAACATGGCATAGTGAATGATCTTGAGTAGGTCCTTCCGATTGAGTCCGTCCTTCTTCCCAAACCTGAAAGCGTATTTGATGATCGAGCTCGCGGCAAATTGCATTAGCATCCCACCCGCGGCGACCAGGTCGATCGCCTGGAGGTTGTCCTCCCCGACGTAGTGGGCGCCGTATGTTCCCGCTAGATAGGTCTCCAGTTCTGCGAGGAGTCTGGGCTCGTCATATTTCCACTCGATCTCTGCCATGTGTTACAACTAAACTCCGGCCGGCCCGGCGTCAACCGCGTCAAGAAAAAAAGATGACAGCGACGCATTATTTTTCTGTTCTGGCTTCCTAACCTCGAACTTTTTCGACGTGTTATACGAGAATACCGTCCCCCCAGTCACCCATTCTCGCTCCTCCGGGGTCTCTAGGCAGGTCTTCACCTCGGACGCCATGTCGGCCGCCGTCTGGACGGGGACATTCTGACAGATGTGGTTGGCGGACCTCTTGGGGTCGAGAAGTTCGAAGTCGTCGGGGAGACCCATGATCGTCATCGCCTCCCGATACGTGATGTAGCGATCCTCTACTGGGTGGGTGAGCATGCTCGGGTAGTGACCCACGAAGGCACCAATATAGTTCTTTGGTAAGACCGTACCTCTCCGCATGACGGAGCCTCCCGCGGCGAGCTTCGCCTCCATCGCCAGGCACCTGTCGGCCTCCTTGATGAAGCCCTTCTTCCTGAGCCAGTCGGACACCTGGCCATAGGTGTGTCCGGCGTCTTCGATGATGCAGATCACGTCGTTGTTCCTAACGGGCATCCCCTCGTACATGGTGGATACATATTCGCGATGACTTTTACCTCCGGCGATGTTCTCGAGTACGTAGGCATACCAGGGATCCTTGGTCGGCGTCTTGGGATTGATCGGTTCCATCTGGAAGTTCGACTTGACCCCGGTGATGAGGTCCTCTATCGGTTGGTAAGGGCGATCAAAATAGTTGAACACTGGCGCCCTGTCGCCCTTCCAGAAAAAGAAGAAGGCGCGGTTGCGAACCTGAGGAATTCCGTGAAGGAGCGACCGTGTGCGATAGAAGGACGCAGTATAACCGTTCTTCTCCGCGATCTCGTGAAGCCTCTTCCTGACCCCGTCGCCGAGGCCGCTCATGAGTCCGGGGGCGTTCTCTCCCCAGTATACACGAGGCTTGACTGCCTCCATGGCGTACTCAGAGGTGGTGAACAGCCACTCGTTAGCGGCCTGGTCAGAACCGGCGTTGACGTTGAGCTGGGACAGACCTGCACAGGGACAAACGCTAGAAAGTGAGTCGATGTGCGTCGAGAAGGGAGGTGCACCCGTCATGAGGTCGTGATAGGGAACGTCGAGGCCCCTCTGCCTGTAGTAGTTGACGAGGTGGCTATCGTTCTTGGCGAACGGGGTGTAGGACAGGATGAATTTCGGTGGGGCACCCCACGCTCTCTCGGCGCCGATGGCCTCCCCGCCAATGAGTGGGATTATTGATGCGTGGTTCGTCATTTACACCCCGTTACATAGGTTGATGTCGAGCTCATTGTCCCAGGACCAGACGCCGCCACCACCATCTTCGCACCACATCTTGAAGCGGTTGGGTGGTAGATCGATGTGAACGAAGAGTAGGTAACCCAGGAAGACACCTAGGATAAAGCCGACGCTGAAGTTCATGAGAAAAACGCCTCTAGTGAAGACGCCTTCTGAGGTGGGGCGTGGGCCTGCTTCTTCGCCTCCGAGTACGTCTTGATGAGTCCGTCGACCACAGCCTTGTTGTTGATCTGCCTCTTCCAGAACTCGAAAGACATCTCCCTCCAGTCCATCCTCATCCCTGGGTCTCCGTTTATCTTGTCCATGAGCTCAGCGGTTTCCTTCTGGGTGTCTGCCGATAGCCAGACCGTGCCGTTGTTCTCCGTTTCTACCAGGGGCTTACCGGTGACCCGGTCCAGTACGTGCTGACCGAAGTGCCGGTGAAAGAGGGGGATGGAGCCAACCGAGGCACACTCGGCGTGGCAGTACTCGACGTTCTGGCCATAGAGTTCTGGCTTGAGGTGATAAAGGTTGCTGGCGAAACCCGAGCGGCTGAGGCGCTCGAGCATCTCGGCGTTGACGTAGGGGGGATAGCAGAATGGTGCTAGCCCGTATCCCTCCTTGCCTGCGTCGACGTTGCCCTTGAACTTCCTGAAGAAGTCCTGTAGGTCTCGGGGTTGGGTTTTGCCGTGGCCATCGTGATAGAGGACGATGGCGTACTGGATCGACGCCTCGAGTCCCTCAAGGATGGTGCGGTATCCTCGTGACCTGAGCTCGTCGTTGTGGAAGTCGATCATGTCGGTTGGGCCCTTCCATTGGGCCGTGCGACCGATCCACCTCACCGTCTTCCTGTCGATCTCGTCCAGTGGGCGCCAGTACTTTGCCCGAGTCTCATCGAACGCGAACCCCGTCACACACATCTCTATGAAGGGGGTGGTGATCCCGCTCTTCTGCATCCAGTTGAACAGGGCACCCTTCTTCGAGTGTGCGATGACGAGGTCGACGCTGCGAAAGTAGCGATCGATGTTGGCGTTGTCGTGAAGGGTCTTATAGGAGTGGTCATGATGAACCGCGATCTTCTTGGTCTGGAGCATCTCCACCATCTTGATGAAGTTGTCCTGGCACTCCTTGGGGTGCTTGCGGTTGGGCATGGAGTAGAAGACAACGGCGTCGAAGGTGTCCAGCTTGTAGACCAGGGCGTCCAACGCCGAATCGTCGCCCATCATCACCGGCGTGTAGACGAGATCGTTGGGCCGGTGCCACGTCTTGTCGATCGTGGCGAAGACCTCGCAATTCTTGTAGTAGCGGGAAAATTCTATGGCGTTCTTGGTGACGCCGCAACCCTCAACACCCTTGCCCAGAAACAGCGCTATCTTCATACTGAACCTTCTTCTTGCCTGGGGGTCTACCTTTCCTACGAAAGGGGACACTTCCATCATGAACTTCTGGGTTATTTATATAGCCCGCGAGATCGGCCAGGAACTTTTCTACGAAGGGCGCGCTGTTGAGTTTCCGGTTCAATCCGGAAGGGTGTGGGGCCTTGAAGTAGTTGTGGGTATAGCGACTCACGATGGCGTGGGTAACCGACCCCATGACCACTATCTTGCCCTTGTGGAGGGCCAGAACCGACTGCAGGAAGTCCACCTCCTCATCGGTCGGGGAGAACCTCCCAGGGCGGTGCTGGATATTCACGAATGAGTAGTGGCCCACGCCGACGACGTTCATCCATCCCACGACTACCCTCTGGAATTTATTCTTGAACAGAGAGAGCCCCGGCGCCTTAGCCGGATTCATTCCTATGACAAGGACATTCATTTGTGTTCACACCACCACAGAGGAGCTGGGGCAAACAAATAAGGTGAGACCGGGCCATGGGCCTTAACCAATGCCATCATAACCGTCTTGCACTTTTCTTCTGTCGCAAATTGCCCTTCTTCTGTGCTACTACAGAATTGGCATAAGACGGCCATCAACACCCAGTTCACTAGTCTTCCTTCACGAACTTGAAAGCCGATTCGTAGAAGTGGAGACTCCCGGCAAACCACCAGATGTCGCCGGGTTCGACCTGGAGATCCTCGGCGAGCTGCACAAGGACGTGCCTCTGCCAGGCCCAGTCGTTTCGATACCCGTGATAGGCGTCGTTCGACCTCATGCTGACGTAGGCGCTGAGCACCCCGTAGCGGACGACGTACTGGACCGAGTTGGTGCACATGAAGTCCTGCATCCCCTCAAAGTTCTGGTCGACGTGCATCGTCGGTCGGGTGTAGATCATGACACCTCGCCTCGATGAGGGGTCCTTGGCGAGCTCGGCCCTGACCTTCTCGTACTGGTGTCCGTTGCCCTCTGAGTAGATCGCCCAGCCGTAGTTGGAGTTGATCACACCGTCGGGTGTGGCGACCTTCTTCCAGATCGCCGGGACCTCTCCCTCGATATCGTTGACGTTGAGGGACATCGACTCGTACCACTTGAGCTCCCTGGCTATGTAGTCGTGATTGATCTCGCCGAATATCGTTGGCTGGTCGGCCAGGAAGAACGCAGGCGAGATCTCGATCGTCTTGATCCCGCCTGGGAGCACGACGAACGACTTATCCCTCAAGATCGTGGAGAACTTATCACGAATGTCTTGAACTCGATTCATTACCAGTTCACCGGAATTCCCTTGCCGCACTTCACGGAGATCTCACTGTAGTCGTGGTACATGACTTTCACTATGAGTTGTTTATTGGGAATCCCCGACAAGCTGTCGGACATCGCAAACTTTACGTCTATCCACTTGAGCCCGACGGTCTCCTTGTCCTGACGAGATTTCTTGTTGAATATCTGTACCGCGTCCATCAAGTCGCGAAGCTCGTCGCTGTTGATCGTCGGCAGTCGAGAGCACATGGAAAGGGTCGCGGCGGTTATAGACTCTGGGGTGTCATACGTCGACTGTGCCAGGGTCGGCACAGGTACGAGGCCTAGGGCCACGATAAACGCCAGCGCTGATATCTGTATCTTCATTTGTCTGATTCCTCTGTTAAGATTATGGTCTCGTCAGCGGGTGACTTGGCCGCCTGCTGTGCCCGCGGGATCTTGTTGAAGATGTCACGGTTATCACTCTGGCCGTCCATCCTCCCCCTGAGATACGATACGGCGAAGCTGAGGTAGTTGATGGCGTCCTTGAGTGAGTCCTCGATCGCCTCGAACTTCGGCTCTTCCCCGAACTCAAACGCCTCTATCAGGGATTTATACCTCACCAGCTTCTGGTGGGCCATGTCCATGATCGTCTGGATGCCGTGGGGGTAGTGGTCAGCCTGTTTCACCGAGGACAGTGGATTCTGATAGTCCCGGCTCTTCGCCGCCTGGATTTCTATGCACTCCAGCAGCACCTTTATCGACTCCCTCGCTGGGACGGTCATCTTTAATTCTGACATGTTTACTCCGGTCTAGAAAACGTGGATTAGTGATAGAATTCCAAGGCTGTGCCGCTTCATTGTGTCTCGAATCATGTGCTTGGAGATGAGGGTAAACCATTTCCTGTCTAAGTTTGCCCGTCCTTCTATCCGTGAGGGTAGAAGGATACGAGTGATTTAGGAATGAATTTACTTCCACCAGCATAGTAAAGTCAACGACGTAGTGGTCTTCATGTCTAACAAATTTTCCGTAGAGGAGATAGTTCACTAGAAGTCTGTTCTTAATGATCTGGACGAACTGCGGGATCTTCATGGTGACCCAGTTGTTCACGATGTCGCCGTGGTATTTGCAGTCGAACGCGGCACCACCCGGGTCCTTTGCATCGATCGCAAAAGTCTCTCGCCTATACGGATCGATGTTGATCTTATAGTCGAACTCGACCCCGAGGGCGTTACACGCAGCGACATCTAAGATCATACATTCTACGTTGAACCAGACCTGTTCCTTAGTGCGTTCCTGTCTTTGACGCGAATTGCTACCGATGTTGTGGGCGACTTGAGACATCCAATTTTTAAGCCGAGAGTCGCAAGGAACTATCCATGGCTGAGAAAAAAAAAGGTCGGCGTATTGTTGCTGGGTCTTTGGCATGGTGCAAAACTACACCAGCCGCGATCAAGGTGTCAACTACGCCTCAGGATAAAATGCGCTCGGTTATCAGCCAACACAGGAAGAGGGACAGAAGCATCACGCCCCATCCTGGGAGAGTCGACGCGGCGACCAGGATCAACACCACGGGAACCGCTAGGACCCAAAGTTTTGAGGGCATCATAACCCCACCAAGAGTTCGGCCATGCGCCCTGAGAACGTGCCCGGTTTCACCTCATCATTAACACCGAGCCTCGGTGGGCTTCCATCATACGGGCGCTCGATGGGGCGCATGGAAGCCATTTTACATCCTTCGAAATCGCAGCCGAGAACTAGCATGGACTCAGTTTTATCGTCGTAGGAGTTCACCTGGCGATGGGGATCGCGACTCTTTAGTTCACTGGAATCAAAGGCCCTGGTCCACACCTCAGAGATTTGAACGTAGAAGTCGACACTTTTAGTCTTGAACATCTGCCTCACCAAGGTGAGTATAATTTGCTTCTCATTCTCATTGCCCCAAGGAGTAACTGTCATTATAATTTCATTATTAGCCGTATGGGCCATGAACATAGAAGTCGTGCTGCCGTCCTCCTCAAATTGCTTCTTGGCCGTATCAACGGCATAATCAAAAAGTTCTTTCAACGTAGCTTTGGCCATGATAACAATTTCCTTTCAAAACCCGAAGTTCTTTGTGGGGCGCCTGCATTTTACCTGCCATCCTGAGTTGGTGCCCTCCCGCCCGCAAAACTCGAGAGTGGCCTCTGGGTTCTTAAGCACGATTCCCTCGTCGAGGACAGACCCGACGTGTTCCAGACTATCGTAGAGCCCGGTGAGATCCTGGGTATGGCACTTGGCCATCGACACCTTGTCGGTCCACGCCCCGATCTTCGATAGGGCGTCCTGACGGGCGCCGAACGTGGTTCCAACCAGGTCGTCACCGGTCAGACGGAGTACGTCGAACACATAGGCGGTGTCGCGAACGTCGCCACCCTTGGAGTGGAGGAGCTCAAAGACAAAGTACGAATCCGGGAACGACGAGAAGAATCCAGATACTTCTGGGTGCGGGGTCCAAGCCTTGTGTGCCTCCCCCTGACGGTTCCAGTACTCCACTTTCCGGTCCGCGTCGATGGCGACGACCGAGCACGTTCCATTCTTCTTGATCTGGGCAATCCACTCGCGGCGCTCGTAGAACTTTATTAGGTCCCGGGCGATCGCCTTCTCTGGTCGAGGTGGATATACGAAGTTCATGGCCGAAGCGCCAGCTCGAACAGGCCGACGTTGCAGTCGTGGCGCCGACACCAGACTTGGAGTCCCTTCTCGGTGGCGCCGACCTCATTCATTCCCCACTCCTGGGGAGACTTGTCGGGTGGCTTTTCCTTGAGACACTTCCCACAGTGGAAGTACATCACGATCTCAAGCGCCGCTCTCATATCTGAGTCGAGTGTGAGGATCGGAGTCGGCTTTGGCACGTCGTCGTTAGACGCAGACTCCGGAGAAGACTTGGCGCCGTTATTGGATGAGACCAGCTTTAGCTTGGGAGGTTCATTCTTGTCCATCGATGATCTCCTTCACGACCTTGATCGATGCCTTGACGTCGGTCTTCTCGAGCTTCGCCTTGATGGCGAGGACGGAGACCATGGTGAAGAATCTGTCGGTCAGCTTCTTCTCATACACCGTGTTGATCGACTCCTCGGTCACGACGTATTTCTTGCTGCCCTCCTGGAGCTGGATGAAGTCATCGGGCATCCCAGGTATCTTGGCCAGGGCCGCCGATATCTTCTCGAGCAACTTCTCGTCGCCGGCCCACTTTGGGTTGACGATATAGCGCTGGGGGACCACGTCCAGTGTCTCGTAGGGAATCTCGGCGGCGTCGAACGCCGCCCGCTCCTCGGTCGTGAGTGGGCTCGAAGACGCCCGCCTGCGCATCTCGCAGGAGGCAGACGCCGTCCCGTCGATGCCGCGGAAGTTGTCCGGGCGCTTTTCGCCCGTCTTGAATATCTTCTTCATCTTGGTGTTGATGTCCTCCCCGAGCGTCTCCCGGAGGGTCGTGAGGTTCTTTATGACCGCGTCTACGTGGGCGTAGTCACTGAGGCCCTTGATGGCGTGCTCGATCTTGTCACTCTTGGGGTCTTTTTTCTCGGGGGCCTTTATGACCTCGGCGGTCTTGAAGAAGTTCACGGGGGCCGACCGGGGCTCGGGGGCCGCGTGGTTCACTACTAGCTTTAGCATAGGTCTCCTCCTATCACAACTATTTGACTAGTATAACACACTCATAACCAGGTGTCAATGGCCGTCTACAAACAAAGAAAGAGGCCCTGGGTGTAGTCCCCAGGGCCCTCGATGAGACCAGGCGATTTAATGGTAAACGTCTGAACCTCCTAGGAACCACATCACCTGTTTCTTCCGTTAGTACCCTATGAAAGGCTCCCCCTAGGAGGTGGCTAAAGTGATAGAACCGCGCCCATCTTCGACGATGCGCTTGTGTTGCCGCATCTTTCCGATGGCGGCGTTTCCAGTGTTCCAGGCAAAACCTTCCTTCTTGAGGTAGGACTTGATCTGTTGACTGGTCGCCACGGAGTGTTTCTTCAGGTATTCCGTGATGAGGTGCTCTGAGGACCCATCAGGATGATAGAAGTGCCTCGTGCCCTTGGCCCTGGTAAGTTTCGGTTTTTGGGTCGTAGATGGCACGGCGACTTCCTTGTCTTCGTTGGCCATGGGTCTCATCGTGACGACGAATCCCTCGGCTATAAGTTGGTTCATCTGACCCATCAACTTCGGATCAGTGAGACTTCCTTTGACGATAAATGCAACTTTGGTCATGTATTTCCTTTCTGTTCTAGTTCTTCGATCCTCGCTATGAGGCGGCGAACGTCGCCCGCCGTGGCGTACTGATAGCCGTTGCCTTTCAGCTTGGCTATAGTCTGATTGACGTCGGGGAGCTTAAGTTCTTCCCCGACGTCTGATTCGCTCTTGGTCACAGACGACCTAGGAAGTCGTCGGCGAAGGCCGAGGCAAATGACTCGGGGACGCCGATCATACTGCAGAAGGCCCTGGCATCCTTCTCGATCGCCTGGCGGACATCCACGTCGGAGAGGTTGTCCTCCACGGCGGTCTGATACTCGTCACAGACGGAGTTGAAGAATACGTCGGAAAGTTGGATGGCATTGAGGGTAACCTCCCCAGGCAGGTTGGCCGAGGTGAGTTCTTCTAGGTTCTGCGTCTTGGCAGCGGTGCCCATGGTGTCCTCCTATGGTTGCCAGACACCGTAACACACCCAGGTGTCGATGTCAATTGGGTCTTTTATCTTCTCGCTCGTTGGGATTGGTTCGGAGTCGCTTCACCTCGTCGATCACCTGGTCCCATTCCTTCTCGTTCATGGCCGCGCTAAGGACCCACTTGAGGCCGTCGTGCGTCTGTTCCAGGTGAATGTCGTCGCAGTGCTGGCAGCGAAACACGCGGACGTGTTGCGACGTGCCTGAGATATGCATCTTCATTTAGTCCTCCTCATAGTGACGGGTGTGGTTCACTAGGGCAGCGCCTCAACATACCCCTCTCGACGGCTTCCTCATACTCGAGAACGAGGAACACCTGATAATATGACGGGGCGCGATCGTCACGACCCCAGGTGTCGCGCATCCGATACTCCGGGAGAGACTCGCCGTAGTTATCCAGGTAAGTCTTCAGGGTTGAGGCCATGCCGTCGAGCATCATCTTGGTGGCCAACTCATTGGTGCCCTGGTGGAACTTGAATTGGGCGGTTGGCTCGATGCAGACGTTCTTCATTTTTGTGTATAAGACACAGGCGCTGGCGCACCCTGCGGTGATGTGCACCGAGATGTTCTCCATCTCTAGCGCTTCGCGAATGGTAAGGAAATACTCGATGCTGCCGCCGCCGCTGTCTGGTACCTTGACGACCAGGCGAGACTTTCTCTCGCGGGCCAGATCGGCTTCCACGGAGAGCTTCTCAATGAAATCACCGGCCCTGATCTGATACTCGTCCTCGTCGTCGGGAGAGTAATCCTTTCCGTCGACAGCAGAATTGGCGACGTAGTCGCCGAGTGATGAATACATGACTGGCTCAGCGGCTAGGGCCGAGCCAGACAACAAAAGTGCGATGGTGAGGTACTTAAGCGATTCACGTAGGGTTAATGTAGACATGGAATCCTCCTCTATCTCAAGAAGAACTATATCACAATCCTGGCCAGATGTAAATAGCCTAGTTTTATTCTTTTAGGTCAATGGCTTGCATTACCAGAGGAGATCGAAATAGCCCTGCATTACCTTAGAAGCCCTGGCGCGACGGCCATTCCGGTGATCCTCTACGGCGTCGTCGCGAAACCGGTATGTCCTGACCTTGTCGCCCCTCATCCCAGATCCGACCTGGGCACTCCTCACCTCATTGGACGCGGTGTTCGCCTCCCTCGACGCCATGTCGTGAAGACGGCGGCGCAGCTCGGTCGTGGCCTCGGCGACGTTCGCCTCCTTGCTGCGTGACTGAACGGTGACGACTATGTTGGTGGGGGTGTGCGTCATTCTAACCGAGCACTGCTTCTTGTTGCGGTGCTGGCCTCCGGCGCCCGTCCCAGAGAAGAACTCGACGCGGACATCCTCGGGTCGATACTGAAACTGGACAGACGACGCCTTGACCACCGCCACGGTAACGGTGGAGGTATGGGCCCTTCCAGATCTCTCGCTGTCTGGGATCCTCTGGATGCGATGGCCGCCAGCCTCGAACTCTATGCGGGGATCTGCGTCTATGATGGTGGACCAATAACCTGGACGGCGCTCGGAGCGCTGGCACTCTCAGCCGAATCGGGTGAACATCCTCGAGTAGGCGTCGGCCAACTCAGCCACGAACGCCTTGCTGTCGTCGCCACCCTCGGCGGCTCGTATCTCGATGGAATATCTCGTCCTCATGGCCACTCCTAGAAATTGGCAGGTGATGGGGGAATCGAACCCGCATATTCCGTTTTGGAGACGGACGCTCTACCATTGAGCTAAACACCTATGGCGGAAGAGTGAGGCCTTGATCCCCAGACGTGGTATCAGCACGTCCCAATCGCTTTCGAGGCGATGCCCACCCGAGTGAGTTACTCTTCCAATAATAACCCCGTTGGGGGCCTCTCGGCCAAGTCCAACGGGGAGTAAATCTACGTGGCTCCCGGGCCTGGAGTCGAACCAAGATCTTCCCTCCTTTCAAGGGGAGGGATGCTCTGGCATTGAGCTACCCAGGAACACCATTCATATTTATCACGCCTCCCGCATGTGTCAATGGCCGACCCACTGTTTTTTCCTGCGGGAGACGTCTTTCCAGCTGCGGACGTACCAACCTCTGGATCTGTTACGGTGGTCGACGTTCATCTTTTCACCCTCGAACCACTTGACGTGGCGATAGTAGTTGCCCCACCCGTGCTCGTAGGCGATCCCGCCTCGCTTGCCCCAGAGCCAGTGCCAGACGCCACCTACGTCCCTGTACTGGCGCTTTATCTTCTTCATCAGTCACTCCATAAGTTGTTAGCTTACGTCATGACTGCCTCACCAGATGTCTGCACATGCTATTCTCCTCCTCATTCCTCCGTGCGCGGTCTTCATCATGATCACCGCGTATGACTGAGTGCGCGGCAGGTATATGATCTTTCGGTGCCACGACGCATGCCGGATTGGATTCGGGTCGTGCGCCTCATCCACTTCCCATCCGTCCCCTCCGGGCGAATAGGTTTCATTTTTTAAAGTGAACCCGTACATGGGTGGTCCCGTCCTGCTGTGTCTTCGTCATCGTCGTCACGTCCTTAATCCACTTTGCCTGAGGGTGATACTTGCAGAAGAAGGTGTTCGGAAACTTACTCTTTCCAAAGACGGCGATCACCGGATTCTTCTTATCGATGACCGTATGGAAGTACAGAGAACCCGGGTTTCTCAGCCCTTTCTCCAGTAATTCGAAGCACTCATTCTCTGTGTTCATGATGAGTTCATCCCTGGGCTTTTTGGTTTCCCAAATGAAATTCACCCTGGCTCGGTCGTATGGGTTGTTCCACATTACGGATGGTACTCACAGATGAAGATTTGTTCTCCTGATCGTACATGTCGTTCTCGGGGAAACGACATGCGCATCGTTATGCGTCTGTCATACATGGTCACGCTGACGACTACGCCGGTGGTGTCGGCTATCTTCTGCATCATCTTATCTTCGGCTCCCATTTTAAGTTCATACGGAGGTTGCATAGTCCTCCATAGGAAGGTCACCCTGGCTCGGTCGTATGGGTTGTTCCACATGTTCATCCTGGCGGAGGAGTGAGGTCTCGATCCCCAGACGTGGTCTTAGCACGTCCCAAACGCTTTCCAGGCGTTGCCGACACCCCGGTCGGTTACTACTCCAATTAGCTCTAGGTGGCCGGACGCTGCCCCGGCACTTGCTATGTCTCCTATCGAAGACGTTGCTACTGAATTCTCAATATCTGGATGCGTTCCAATCACCAGTGCACCAGTGATCAGTTTACCAGCATACACCTATCTCTTACGCGTACTTCCTACGCCTCTTTAGCTTGGCGGCACTGAGGTGCCGTATCTTCCTGTCCTGAGACTCAGACCGCTGACGGATCTCCGCGAAGCGATCGGCGCAGAACGTCGCGGCCGGGCTATTCGGCTTGACCATCGGGATCACGTTGCAAGTCCCGGTGATGTAGCCGATGGCCTCCTTGATGACGATGTTCGAACCCGCTGACTTGTCGGAGTTGATGTCGAGGTGAACCTCGCTGTGTCGATCCCCGAGTGCGTCGGCGATGCGCAGGTACATGTCCGCGATCTTGTAGACCTCGTTCATGAGTCGCATCGTCGGCCTGTTCTTGACCTGGTCGAAGTCCCTCTCGCGAGTGACCTCACCGAATATCTTGCATCCGCGGCAGCCGTCGTAGTGAACGACGACGCAGATGGCGTAGTCAGCGACCCACTGGCCCCCGACCTTGTGGCGCTCGCTGTCGCCGCCGACGTAGATCTTCGTCTCGGCGCTCTGGGCGCTAATGAAGGCCTTCACGGCCTCTATGTCCATCTTCCGTCTAAAGTCCATGACTCACCTCGGTACTTTCATATCATAGTCTACCCTATGTGACTCGAGCTTCCGCCGATCCGACTGGGTGTATCTCTCCTTCTGGGGAGTGAGTTTACCTTTCCAGGGCTTGCACATCAGGCACCCTGATCTTCGTCTTTTCGGTCGGCCTCTCTTGTGGTTCACACAGAGTCCTTCTTAAAAAAATAGCGCCCGGGCTCACGTACGCTTAACTTCTTGCCCGGGAGGCGTAAGGTGGGACCGCGTTACGGGATGGTCGATCACCGATACCTGCATCTTGCATCCCACTCGACGTGGGGTAGCTCAGCCACTAACTGGCGGAGAGCTGAGGTCTCGATCCCCAGGCGGGTTTTAACCGCCCCAAGGGTTTAGCAAACCCCGGTCGCACCCCGGCGACTTAACTCTCCGTATCTGTGTGGATATTTATACAGTCTGGTGACGGATGTCAAATGGAATGGCGCGCACGACAGGACTCGAACCTGCATCTGCCTCCAATTACCTCACTCAGGCTTCGCAAGCCTGGGGGTTACGTGCGCATTGGACCTCCCGACAGGATTCGAACCCGCGTTTTCAGCTCCGTCTACGTATGATGCGTTCGAAGCGCACCTCGGCTACGGGAGGATCTTGGTGGAGACGAGGGGAGTCGAACCCCTGACTTACCCGTGCGAGGGGTGAGTTTTCCCGGTTAAACTACGTCCCCGGAATTCGTGTTCATTTCATCTAGTATCTTTTGGATACGCTTAAGATCTTTCATAACGCACCAGCCGATGGCGAAAAATGCACCGCTAAGAAATGATAATGCGTTTGAGGCGATCCAAAGAAGCATCATCGTGTAATCTATGTTTGCCTGTATCTCACTAATCGCTTCGTTCATTGCCATACCTAGTTTGGTGGAGAAGCCGGGTGTCGAACCCGGGTCCTTGCACTGCCAGCGCAAAGCTTTCCCAGTTAAGCTACTTCCCCTTTGTCTTCTTCGCCGCCCTCTTCAAGATTGCCATGAGGCCCTCCTTCACGAGAACATTCCTGGCCTCCTCGTCGATCTCAAAATTTATAGTAGCCCCGCCATCCGGCTCATCTACTATCGATATGACTTCTATCTTCATAACTAATTGTCTCCCATGGACCTTCGGACCTTAGAATCGAACCGTGCCGTGCCCTACCGGAGTCGAACCGGATTCCCGGGAGACACCCCACGCCAGTGAGGCCTTGACTTGGAGTGCTGGGAGGGAATCGAACCCCCGTAAACCGAGTTGCAGTCGGGTGCGTCGAACCATTCCGCCACCAGCACGAATATTGTGGCCTAGAGAACCTTTAGGGTCCTAGCACCGGTTGGTTTCCTTACCGCCACACACCCCAGGCTGAGATCTCAGCAAAGAGACTAGGTCATAAACTTTGGCGCCCACGACAGGACTCGAACCTGCATATAATCGCTTAGAAGGCGACAGCTCATCCGATTGAACCACGTGGGCAATTCATACCTTCTATATATGGTGTTGCCGGTCGTGTCAACTATTTTATTATGTCTGTCGGTAGCTTGACGTACGGCCCCGTGACCTTGACCGCGTTGCGACGGGCCATCTCTATGAGGATCCTGATGTCAGACCCCACTATGTGGTAGTGCCAGTCGTCCCTAACCGCGTGGTTCCACATCCACTCTAGCCACTCCGACGAACCCGGCGTTGGTGGTTCAGCGTTATATTCGCGATCGACTTTTTTCGCCTTCACGAGTTCGTATCCAAAATCCTCAGCCATCTATTTTCCTTCCTGGCAGGGTGCCGTGATTTCCCGTGTGACTAGGCGCCTGCCAGTCGGCAGGTTTAACGAGATCGGGCAGCCCTAGTGGGTTAGGTCTCGATTCCTTAACGCCGAGCTGCTTATTCATATTCGCTGCATGAACCCGATCCCAGGCCTTCTCCGAATCGATACCGAAGAGATCTAGTGTCCCGATCGCGACTACACAGATATCGATGAGTGCGTCTACCACCTCCTCGGCGTCTTTGTCCTCGACGGCGTCGCCCATTTCATTCAACTCCTCGAATATGAAGTTGAGTCGAAACTCAAGGAGCATTTGCTTCTTCTCGTCGTCAAAGTCTGCAACCTTCTCGTGAAAGCCGTAGTGGACGTGCATGTCGTGAATGTCTTTTACCCAGTCCGTCGTCATCTCTTCGCTATTCCTTTCATTTTCTCGCCGGCCTTGTCGTTGGCCTCGCGCACCTTGTTCTCGATGCTCAGCTGGGCCTCCGCCGCGGAGATCATGTCCACCATCTCTGGTTGAAACTTTATCCTAACGCCTCCGTCGAGCGCCACGATCTTCGCCCACTTCTTCTTGGCGAAGCTCCTTTTCAATCCCTCTTGTTTCCCGATGATGGTTATTCCATCGAGGTGGTCTATTTCGTGCTGCATAACTCGAGAGGTGAAATCGCTGAACTGCTTCGTCATCGTCGACCCGTTAGGAAGGGTATACCTGAGCCTGATGATGCGGTGTCTCTTTATCTTCAGGAAGAGCCCTGGGAATGTTAGGCATCCCTCGACGAGTTCAGTCGTGGCCTCGGACGACGATACGATCTTCGGGTTGTAGAACACCCCGCACGGGTCGGATGCCACCGAGAACACCCTGTATGGTATTCCGACCTGCGGTCCCGAGAGGCCTAGGCCTCTCCTGGCCAGCATGGTCTCCACCAGGTTGTTGGCGAACTCTATCGGGTCAAACGGAGGATGGGCGAAGTCGAAGCCCTGGGCCGCCCGGTAGAGTACTGGATCCGAGTGCGTGACGAGGTCCAGGATCACCCGGCATTGCTTTCCGAACTTACAGGAACCGGAGAAAAGTCTATGTAATAGTATTTGCCGAGCTCGAACTGGGTGAGTGCCGCCTCGTTATCTACCTGCATGTCGATGTGCCCCGTCGGGGTCGCCTTCATGAAGCGCTGATCCTCAGGAATCGACGGATCGTACATCGCCGAGAACCGGAGGGTCTTGCCTCCCCACGCGGACTTGGTCTCTGAGGTTAGTTGCATCTTAGCTCTTACCGTCATGTCTGTCTCCTTAGTCTTGATATGAATCGTATAGAAGATCGTAGGTCATCTCGAAGACGTCTGGGCTACACGGATAGTACTCCGCCTTCACCCCTCTTATTATCCAGTCGCCCTGGACGGCGGTCTGAGTGCCTGAGGACGTCTCGATCTCTAGGTCATTTATACCCGCCGTGGAGGGCATCTTTAGGTGGCCGTCGCTCATCATGGCCTCTGCTATGGTCGCGTAGGTCTCGTTCTCTCCGTCCCATAGGATGGCCTTGACGATGACGGGCTTCTTGACGTAGTTCAGGAACATCATTCTCTCCTTATCGCGGCGACCAGGCACCTGGCCTGGTGCTTAGAGTCGTCCAAGGCCGAGTGATACGTGCCCTGTCTCCCCACAGAGTCAGCGTCGAACCCAAGGACGTGGTACGCGGTTCGAGTGTCTCGGCACTCCCTAAAGTTCCACGGGGGTTTCTTCCCGAGGAATTCATAGGCCGTCGTTAGGATGGGAAAGTCGAACGCGGCGCCCTGGCACCATATCGTCTTGGCGCCCGTCTGGTGCCACCACCTGGATAGCTGATCGAGGGCATCTGGCAATGGTTTCTGGTCAACCTCGACGGCGTCTCTGGCGGCCTGTGACTGCTTCGTCCACCATTCCTCCACTCTCTTCTCGACGACTAGGCCCGCTTCCTCGCAGGAGGACCTGGTGACGTTGGAATAGAACTCGTGCTTGAATTCTAGGGGACCGGAGGAGAAGGGATTGAACGACGCGGCCCCGATCGACCTTATGACCGACCAGGGCCTGACGCCAAGCGTCTCAATATCAATCATCACGTGAAGCATAATAAAATTCCTATAACAGCGGGCCTGAAACTAACAGGCCGGCGTCGATTTATTTTCCGGCGAGTTTAGTTATCGCGTCGCGGATGAACATCATGCCTACGCCGGTCGTGATGAGCACGTCCGGAGTGAGGTTAGGCCAGATCATCTTGGCAAAGTCGACAACGAATGGGACCCCGATGGCTTCCGCCACACCGGCCGCGACCATCGCGACACCCATCCAGAACGTCTTAGAATTGAAGTTAAACATGGTAGTAAAATTCATCTTATTGCTCCTATTGGTATACCTGGGGCTATTTATACCGGCGGCAGCAGGAAGAGGCTGGCGTCGTCGATCCTGCGGAGCTGAAGGCCCAGATATACCCTCTGCTGCTGGGTGACTACGTCGGTCGAGGTATCCAACTTAGTGAACACTGGATATTCAGGCCCCTCGTAGTAGTGGACAAAGGCGTTGGCCGCCAGCTTCCGATAGTTCTTGACCTCAGGCTGGTTGAGCCAGTAGATGATGGCAGAGTTCCTCAGGGTGCCAGGGCCCCTGTTGTAGGCCACGTCCCAGAGGGCACAAAACTCGTTGTCGTTGACCTCGACCTTGAGCATCTTCTCAATGATCGGGACCAGATACTGCAGGTCTGCCTCGAGGATGGCCAGGGCTTCCGCCTCGTCCTTGAGCACGGTGAATTCATCTACGAAGGGGAGGACCCCGGCGGCGTTGCCGTGGCCGAAACCTACGTGCCAGGAACCGTCCTTGTCCTTGTAGGCATTCTGCATGTAGAGTTCCCATCTCTTGATGAACTCCACCATGCGGGGAACCATAGCCCTAGCCATCTATCAGTTGTCCCTCGTCTGTGTAGCGCTTGATGACTGGATCGATGACGCGCATCATTCCACTCTCGGCTTCGATCAAGGTGTCAAAGTCCCCCATCAAGACATCATCCTTGGTCAGGCGCCACTTGCTATTGGGTCTCTGCTGGATCTGGAACATCAGAGCCTGACATACTTTCCGAAGGCGTACTTGGCACCAGGGAGCCCCACAGACTTGGCCCAAGGGCCCGCGTCGAAGCACGGGCACTCCTTCATGTACTCATTTTTCTCGATGAGCCCATCGTGATCGAGGTCCGGTGATAGGTCCCGGTGGCCGAGGATGACCGCGTTCGGATACCTCTTCAGAAGTCTCTTCAACACAATGATCAACGACGCCGTCTGTTCCGGGGTTCGAGTATCCTCAGGCTTGGCGGTGACGCTGTTGAGTCCTCCGACATAGGATATGCCCATCGTGGTGTTGTTGAAGTCCTTGGCGTGGGCACCCACAGAGTCCAGCGGACGACGACCATCCCATATCTCACCTTTTATGCCGATGAGGTAGTGATAGCCGATGTCGCTGAACCCGCGGGCCTTGTGCATCTGACGAATGCTCGCGACGTTATACGCCTGCTTGGCCAAGGTGGCGGTGCAGTGCACTACGATCGCGTCTGTTCGAACCCTCACTTAATATCTTCCACGATTCCGGCGAGGCTTCCACCGACGTCTTCCGGGATGGCCAGATCAACCGCCGCCGAGACGTCTTCTACCGCCTTCTCAAAGTCAGCGAGTTGCTGCCCCAGATCTGCAACCTGGGCATTGAGGGTCACGATCATCTCTCCCCTCTTGTTGTACGCCGGAATGAGGCGGCTGATGATTGATTCGATAAGGCTAACTGTCTTCGGTGTCACTGGTTTTGTCTCCTTCTTGGGTTCAACTTTATGCTTATTCTTTCGCTTTAACCACATCGGCTATGTTTCCTTCCTTTATCCTCTCGGCCTTGGCTACCCGCTGCCTGAGGTTGGTGCTACTCCACGAGTGCTCCCGTGGGGTGTACATCAGTTTCCTGTCTGTCAGTAATTCGGGTCCTCCCGTCAGAGGATCATTGTAAAGATTCTTGCCAGTGAAGTATTTATCCACGTACTCATATCCAACGAAGCGAATATGAGGGATCGGGAGGGTGACCAGCAAATTTATTAAGTCGTCCTCTGACTCGTAGGGAATAATCTTATGAACCCTCTTTAGGCATTCGAGCTGGATGTATCTCTCGTAGACGGTCTGGATCGGGGCGTTCTTCTCAGGGCGGTCCGGGACCTGCGTCTGGAGCCCGACCCAGAGTGAGTCGCAGTGTTGGGCCGCGTACTCGAGCATCTTAACATGGCCGGCATGGAGTAGATCGAAGGTAGAGCAGGTGAATCCTATTAGCATGATGAACTCTTTACTAGCTGTTTCTCTTCTTCTTGGGAATAGCGGCGGTGAACTCCGACAGGTTCTTAGTCTTTACCCCGACCACCTCTGAGAGGAAGTTGTCCGTCACCGCGTCGGTAAACTCGGAAAGATTCTCCTTCTTGGCAGGCTTCTCGAGCACGGCCAGGATCTCATCGTGTGTGACTTCTTTCATGGAATTCCCTTCACATGGTAAGTGATTCTTGTTGAAGAATGTCTTGCTGCAGTAGTCGCAGAAGAAGGTGCCGTCTTCCCAACCCTTACTTATCCTGCAGGCAACTCGTCCATCGATCATAGCTGGCATCAGCAATCTCCTTTGGGGTATTTATGCAAAGAAGTTGCCCAAGGTCTGGGTCGGCGACTCCCGTTCCTTCCACTGGCGGAACATCTCCTTGCCGTCTATCCACTTAAGCTCGGTTGGGCCGACGTGTTTCTTGTCCCAGACGTACCATGCATAGGGTATCATCCCGCCGGCCTCGGGCTCGGTGAGGAAGCGGTTTTCATCGGCGCTGAACCGGGTTGAGAGGACAAACACACGGGAAGGAGGTATCTCGGTAAACATCTTATATCTACCCTGGCTCTCCATGAACGCCAGGCGGCAGATGACTGCGACGTAGGGTTTCTGGTGAACCTGGACGGCGTGGCGGATGAAGGCCTCCGCCAGGTTCTTGGCGTATGGTGGATTAGTAATGATGGCCGTGGTTGGTTCTCCTTCCTGCTTCTCAGTCTGCAGGAAATCTATTCCGACGACGCAGCGATTGAAGTCGTACTTATAGAGGTCCGTGGCTATGACGTTCCTGTCGTGTTTCTCGAGTTCCTTAACCATCCATCCGTTGCCGCAGGCGGGCTCCCAGATCGTCTTTGGGATGTTGTGGCCGTCAGTCTTCATCAGGGCATAGGTGACCCACGGCGCGGTGGCGTAGTGATCGTTCTCATTACGCCCGTTGTCGTGGGAGCGATGATACATCGTGGCAAAGCCTTTGAGTGTCATATCATCCTACTGAAGTTCTTGTGCTTCTCGAAGTGTATGATCCGATCGAACTTGTCGCTGATCTGATCGTTCCTGTGGCTTATGATGATGGCATTGGTGTCCTCGGTCAGCTTCCCAAGGAGCTTGGTGAAATCCTCCGCCCCAGCGGTGTCGAGTGAGCTGTCAAAGATCTCGTCCATTATGACTATGTTGGTGGCGGCGGAGTTCCGCATCTTAGCTATCGCCCTCCAGGTGAACAGGATGGCGAGGTCGATTCTCTGCTTCTCCCCCTCGCTAAACGAGTGATAGGTGAAGTCGTCGCGGTGACGGGCAAGGATCCTCTCGTTGAACTCCTCGTCCAGCTCGAAAGACGTGAAGAAGTCCAGCGCGGCGAGGTACTTGTTGATGAGCTTGTTGATGATGGGGATATATTGCCTGACGATCATCGCCTTGACCCCAGAGTCCTTCAAGAGGCCTGAGACCATGGCCTCTACCTCCCTTGACTTCATCAGCTCGCCCCTGTTCTTGTCGAGGAGCTCTAGGTTGGTCTTGAGCTCGGCGAGATCCGAGTTAGCCCTGTTGGTGACCTTGGACGCGGCGGCCATCTCTTTCCTGGCGTATGCTATGTCCGAGTCGATACCCGTCATCATCCTCTTCGCCATCGCCACGTCGGACACTATCTGCTGAAGCCTATGGGTCTTCTTGATGTTCTCGTCGACAAGGATCTTGAGCTCAGCAATCTTCTTGGTGAGTTCCGTGCCCTCGACGGTGAGCAGTTCGATCTCTAGCCGATAGCCCTCGAGCGAGGTATGCTTATGGTCAGCGGTGATGTCCTGCTCACACGTAGGACACGAGTTGTTCTTCTCGAAGAACCCGAGTCGATCCGTGGCGTGGGACTTAGATGAGCGTACCCCAGCTAGTTTATCCTTAGCCGCCTCGTACTCCTTGGCGTAGGCGTCTGTGACGAGCAGCTTAAGACTCGCCGATTCCTCCATCAGCTTCAACCCGTCGGCCGCGGTCTTCGTCTTCTTATCCTCAAGCTCGGCGATGCGATCCTCTATCTGCTTTATCCTCTCCTTGCGATCCTCCTCCATCACCCGATCAAACCCCTCCTGCATGGTGATCATCTCCACGAGGGGAACCCTCTTGCTGTCTGCCTCCCTGAGCTCCCTGGTGGTTGCCTCGGCACGGCCCTTGAGGAGGTTGTTCATGGCGCTGATGAACTTGATGTCTAGGATGTCCTCGAGTATCTCCCGGCGGTGGCCCGCCGGCAGGTCCATGAACTGAACGAACGTTGCCCCGAGGACGACGACCTGCATGCAGGCACGGTGGTTGATCTTGAGGATGTTCCTCTCTAGGTATTCCTGAAGATCCGTCATGGAGCCGTGTTGGTCGAGCATCAATCCATCCTGCCACACCTCGAACACATTAGGCTTCATTCCCCTCCTGACGAGATAGGCGACGTCGCCGATGGTGAATTCACACTCGACGAGCATGTCTTTCTTGTTGATGGAGTTGGGGAGCTGGGGCTTCGTCACCTTGCGGAACGGCTTGCCGTAGAGGACAAACGATAGGGCATCGAGGAGGGTCGATTTTCCTCCTCCGTTGTAGCCGATGATGAGGGTGGTACCCCTCGCGGCCAGGTCGATCTCTGTGAAGACGTTTCCTGTCGATAACAAATTTTTCCATCTAATCAGCCCAAACTTAAGCACTTCTTGCCCTTCCTAACATTATCAACCCAAGGGATCACTTGAAGGTTTTCCTTTTTCGCAAGTTCAGATGGGGCTATCTTGTTATCAAAACCATATCGTATAGAAATTTTATGATCTAAGTGATAGGCATTAAGCGTTCCGGCCACAGCTCTTGTATATCTATTAGGATTGATCTCATTTTCATAAAGTGCATACGTTTTTTTCGTTAGCCGATGCACTTTTCCAGCATAAACCCTAAGCTCTGGCATATCATCTTTTCTTAGAGACTTACTATAAGCCTCTGTTTTCATATAAGATTTGTCGATAGCTTTCAATTTTTTGATATAAGCCGGATTCTTATACATACACTTTCTTGAACACGTTTGTCTACAAGAAGGAGAGGCTGGAACCAACCAGAAGGGTTTGCCACACACTAAACACGCCACATATCTTCCAGTTTTTATTCCTGGTATGCCTTTAGGTCTAGCCACTATTCCGTCTTAACTGTCACCGTGAATATGTCGTCGATGGAGACTCCGAGCAAGGTCGCCATCTTCCTCATGAACTCTACCTTGTCATCCATCTCGCAGTGGGGCTCGTTGTTCTGCTCATCGTAGATCTTAGCCCTCTTCAACAGAGCCTTCATGTCGATGAACTCCTTCTTGAGCTGTTCCATCAGCTCCTTGTTCGCCTCGATCTGCTTCTTGAGCTCATCAAACTCGTAGCGATTAATCGTCGCGTTGGGATAATAATACGGTAACGTATAACCCCCGGCGGCGCCGGGGCCTGGCAGCGTCGTCCACTTATCTTTGTAGTGATCGGTTATCATAGATACTGTGCACATTGTATTTCCTATTCTAGAGACATCGCCTCTGCATATAAATTACGGGCCAGGACCTTTGCCGCATCCGCGAGGTCAGGCCTACCTTCTCTATCTATCAGGTTTTCTATGAGGGCCATCGTATCACCTAGGTCGACCGTGAGGTCCGCATCGGCGACGTCGTCGGCGTGGTAGTGATCATCCACCACCTGTAGATCCTTTATCCCCGCCGACTCGAGCCTATCAACGACGCGGTCGAACAATAGCGCGTCTGTTTTCTCCCGCACTATCAGCTTGACGAACTTGCCCGAGGCATCCACCTCCTCTATGGCCCTCATGATCTTGTCGGCAGAGTCGACCTTGTCGTCGTAGTGAATCTTGCAGTGGGTCTCAAAGGGGTTACGGATGAATTCCAGGTCTAGGCTCTCGGTGTCGAATATACTGAAGCCGCGATCATCGTCAAAGTCGCTCCAGGTATATTGGCCCGTGGCACCGACGTAGGTAATGTTGCCTTTCTGGGACCTCGTGTGATAGTGCCCGCTGAGCACGGTATCGAACTTGTCGAAATCCCTTGGGTCGAGGCCGCCGTGGCCGACCACCCCACGGTACATATTAAAGCCGGTGAACTCGAGGTGGCCCATGCATATCTTGGACTTCGAGGCGGCTGTGATCGCCATGGCCGAGGTCTTCTTGTTCTTGTCGTCGGGGATCCATGGCATCATAAGCACCCTGAGCCCGTAGAGCTCGATCTCCCTGGGTTCGGGATAGATGTGGAATCCATCGACGGAACCGTAGAACGTCTCGACCGAGTTAAGGGCGTTGGTATTCTTGTGATACGAGTCGTGGTTGCCGACTAGGGTATGAACATCGAGCTTCCTGTCGATGAGTGGTTGGGTCATCTCCTCCCAGGCGACGTTGACCGTGTTGATGTTGGCGTACTTCTTTCGGTCGAATACATCCCCGAGGTGGACCACCGTCTTGATCCCTCTCGCGTCGATCTCTGGAAAAAACACCTTCCTGAAGAACATCACCTGGGACTCTAGCATCGCCGGGTGATCGTTGCGACTTCCCCAGTGGGTGTCGGCGATAATCGCTACCTTCATAGTGCCTCGTCTCCCCAGACATCCCATCCATCAATGGCGCCTCTTGCAAACATCTCTAATCGCGGTACGTTACCAAATAGAATCTCAATTCTCTTTCTGACTTCTTCTGGTTTGCGGCTATGCTCAATGCGTTTATCTATAACCAGTTGACGAACATTTTTGGCTAATCGCTTTGGTGAACCCCTCGTTCCCAAGAGGCAAAGTTCTACGTTACCCATCGTCCATTGGCCCAAATTAGCAACTTCTTTTCCAGTAACGGTAATCTTGGACCAACAAAACGCAACGGTCTTAAATCTAAATCCCCATGATTTCATAACATCTAAAGCATCAGGCAAAAACGGTGAAGTCGCCCACATCAACAATACACAATCCTTAGAAGAAATTTGTTTAACGGGAAGCAACTTTATTGCTTCCAGCGTCATAGTCTCATATCTACCTGCCTCAGGGGCAAACGATCCCTTGATAGAGATCTTATTTGGGTTTTTGCCAAATCCTTTATCAGAATATGACCAAGGAGGATCTGCATAGATGACGTTATATTTTTTATCGCTAATCATGCCCCGCTCTTGAACTTGCACCAGTCAATCATGGACTTGATGATGAAGTTGCGATTGCTCACCGCCCTCACTATGTTATCTAGGACGTCCACCTTCTCTTGCTGGATGGCTATGCGGAGCTTCATCTCGATGATGTCTTTATCCGCCTTCAGTGCCTGGAAGATCTGTTCCTTCATATACTTCCTCGGCTCTGGTTGCCAACCCCACTTGGCGAGATCCTCCTGGGTCATCTTCCCGGAGAGTCGATCAATCTTGGCGTTCTCCAGTTCGTCGTGTTCGTGCTGAATCTTCTTCAGCTGCATCCGCTCGTCACTCATGTAGCGAAGATACTTGGCATGGAGAAGTGGGATGTTCCTGGCGACCGTGTCGAGTTCCGTCTGGTCGATCACGGCATCCGCCGCCCATTCCCGATGGATGTCTTCCAGCTTCACTTCTGCACCCCAGCCTTGACCCTGGCCTTCTTGGTTCGCCACGTCCCGATGGGTTTCTTTCCGGCTTCAACAGGGTTCTCGATGGAGTTAACGAGACTCATCATGTATGGGTTGGTGAGTATGTCGTCGAGGGGCATCGTCTCCTCCCCACCCTGCATCTGGAACTCGATCGATGGCTTCATCATCTCGGCCAGCTTGTACTTGATGTAGAGGCCCTTCTTTTCCTTCTGGATGCGGCGGATGAAGGCATAGTATATGACTATGGAAAAGTAGCCGAAGGGGTTGGAGGTCTTCTCTGTGTTGAAGCTGTAGACCGCCGCCGTGGCGTTCTCCAGGGCGTCCGCCACCATCTCGTCATTATATGAATAGTGGGCGAAGTTATACTTCGTGGCCATCCGGGTGGCTATGTAGAAGAGGCATTCCCCGATATACTCTGGGATCCGGGGCTTCTCCTTGCCCGCCACCTCGGCATCTTCACACTCGGTTCGCCACTTCACCAGGGCGGTGTACATGGCCTTGTTATCAATATAATAGTTCTTCTGTGGCTTGGTCATCCGACTCACGCTATCCGACCAATCCTGGTCTCACTACCATTTAGGCACTAGGGCGATACAATGTCAAAGCCACCGGAAGATTTATTTTTCAAGAAGGAGATAGGTAGGTGGGTCTGCGGCTACTATTCTGTTTGCACCCAATTCAGCCCAAGCCACTGGCAAGATTATTGGTTGGTGAAGATCCTTCCAGACGCACCTGGAAAGTCAGGGATGGGGATGGTCGTTCTTCTATATGAACTGACGGATCGGCGAGACGTCGAATATCGTCAAATCCCGTGTAGCACTTTTTTCTCGCGCTGGCCTTGACACCTGCCTAAAACTGTGGTACTAAGAAAAGAGTCCTTCGGGCATATAGATATACCCTCCGGGCCGGTCAGTGTATTCTAGAGGGAGGAGACAGTGGGCCAGAAGCGGTACCAACTGGGTCAGCGCAGCATAGACAAAGATATCTTCATGATAGAGCGATGACAAGTCCTGATCGAGAGGGAGGATTGGCATGGCATCTATGGGGACATCAACTACGAGTATAGTCCTGAACACTATCTGGAGCTCTGTAAATTTTGGCACCAGACCTTCCATGAGGGGAGAATCGTCCACGTGCGCCGCAATGCCACCTTAGATAGTGAGGTTCGGCGCTTGCCGTGTGAGGACTTCCTATGATGTTTCGTAAGAAGTGCCAAGAATGGGAACTCCACGACATGGCCTTCGGTTGCCGGTTGAGTCCTCAGGAGTGGCTCGAGATGATTGAAGATTTTGAGATCTTTCACATCAACCTCGAGCACGCCGTCTTCGGCAACCTGGTGAAGAGTGAACTGGTGATTCTCCTCCACCTCCCGTGTGAAAACTTCATATCTCAATTTCCCGCCATGAATATTCGAACCCCTCTGCATCGTAGATCTGGCACCTGATCATGGCGTGTTTCCAGAGATGATTGTCACGCCGCTTCCATCGAAGGTCATCGACTATGTCGTAAAAGCGACACGTCTCTTTTCCAACCATCTTTCTCAGCCCGCGCCCTATAGATTGAAGGAGTCGAACCTGGCCCTTCATGGGCCACGTAAAGATGACGTTGCGGATGTTATCGACGCTCATTCCCTCCGAGAAAGTGCCGAGCGATGCCTGTGCGATGACGTTGTCTTTTTCCTCCATGAGACGCTGGACCGCGATCCGATCCTCGACGTCGGTGGCCCCATAGACCAACCTGCACTCGCGATCAGCTGCCTTACGCTTGAGCTCCTCGAAGAGAGGGATCCCGTATTTCTCGTTACGGTTGAACAGGACCAGGGTGTTGCCCTTCAGGCTGGCACAGAGCTCGACGACGACATCCCTCCTAGCCTTGGAGGCAATGATGTGCTCTATCTCCTGGCCGTACCGCATCGGGACCCGTTTCCCCTGTTCATTGGTTCCGAACTTCGCCGCCAGCTTCTTTTCCTCACTAGGGTAAATCAGGCGGATGCACGTTATCCGCGGTTTTGCGACGTCCCCAGCGTCGACTCGTTCCTTGTTTGTGGACACTGTTATGACAGGACCAAAGAGCCCCGTAAGTACCATCCGATTTACCTTGGAACCATCCAGGGTTCCGGTAAAGCCAAATCTATACTTGACGGTGTTGGCCCTTTCGGCGATCTTGACGAACGCACCTGAATCCCACGAGTGAGCCTCGTCGGCAATGATCGCCCCAAACTTGGCGAACCACTTCTTCTCTGCCCTGAGCGCTGATTGCCAGGTGCACACTACGAGGTCGTTGGAGTCTGCGACCGCGTCTCTTATGGAACCCTCGACCACCTTTCCGACTCGCACCTCGACCTTCCCAGCCGAGTACTTGGCGAAGTCAAGTGCGGCCTGGGCCACCAGGTTGGTCCTCGTCGTCAGCATCAAGGATGGCTTCTCGAGTTCCTCAGAATAGAACAGCATTAGCCGATAGATCATCAGGGTCTTACCCGACGAGGTACTGGAGAGGAACACGCCGCGATCCATCTGGAGCGCCTCGGTGAAGGCGTTGAGTTGGTATTCCCTGTCCTCGAATACGTCCGCGGTGATCTCCGAGGCCCACGACTTCTCGACCTCGTGGCTCTTTGGTGCCACCCCCGGCGCCACGGAAAGCCGATACCCGTTCTTGACACAGAATTTATAGAGCTCCGTGACCAAGCCCTTGTAGAAGACCGGGCGATAGATGCTGAAGAGGGCGATCTTTCCGTCCCAGAGGCCGGCCTGGAAGCGGGGCGTGAACCTCGCGCCCGGCACCTCGTAGGTGAAGGCGTCTGCTATCTCTTGTGCTATGGAGGGTTCGGCGGCGACCCGGACGTAGACCTCGTCTACGGGCTCCACCCTCACTACGTCGCTCATTACCATGAGCTATTTAGTGTTTGATGACGAGGCCCTCGTAGATCATCGTCGCAACGGCCCGCATCTTCTGCCTGGCGGTGTCGGGTTCTACCTCCTGGATCATCTTAGGGATGTAGACCGCCAGCCCGACCAAGAGCCCCTTCAGTGACTTGTAGCGTATCGTCTTCTTTCCATCCTCACTGATCTCATTGAGCATTTCGACCATGATGGCTATCGGCCCGAGCACGTCGGCGACCCCGTCCTTGAAGAACTGAAGTGAATCCTCCGGCATCTCCCCTTCTACGTCGTCTGCAAATATCGTCGCTAGCTCGAGGATCTTAACGCGCGCCCACTTGATGTACGCGTCGTCCCGCTCGTCTGCCAGCATTTGCCTCAGATTGTTTAACATCGCCGTCTCCCCTATGCACTCCTATGGTTTCACAGCCGACCGGAACGTAGTCGTTGGCTATAATCTTCGGGCCGCCCAAGATCAAGAGCCGTCCGGTGTTATTCATGTAGATCAAAGCTCTCCTCTTCTTCCAGAAGATAAAATCGTCCGGACTTAGCTCGTCATGATCGAAGACGAACCCTTGCCACTCATGGCACTCCTTCCAGTAGAATATGCCCATCAATGAAGCACCTTTTCTGGGGGTGTCCTCGGGTCTGAGTTGTGAAGGTTCTCGTAGTAATCGAGCGAAGCCCGCACGATGTAGTCGATGACGTTCAGATCAGGGATCTTTATCGCTTCGTCGAGGACCACCAGGAAGTCATCGAGGTCGTGAAGCATCTTGACGTAGGTCTCGTCGGTTTTCTCTTGGGCGTTGACACCATCGAGCGCCGGGATGAGGCTGTTGATCAGGACATCTCGGATGATCAACACGAGTTGCTTCATCCTGTTGCCCTGATCGGCTACCTTTGGTGCCTGGGACAACATGTAGGATAGGTTGCCCAGGTGCAGGGTGAACACCCTTGCCATTTCTCTGGCGTCTTTTATCCCGGTGACCCTTGGCGGCATCTTTGGTACGTCCATCAGTGTATCGTCCTCTTCATGAAGTCGAGCGATTCGACGAGTTTCTTACCGATATCGGCTATGACCGGGAGAACCTCCTTGCCCTCTATCTTCTGGGCCGTCTCGAGATCAGTGGCCAGTTCCCTTATGACCTTTACGTACTCGTCGGCCTCCTCGCGCTCGTCAAGTTCGATCTCATCTGGGCCGTCGGTGAACAATTCGATCATCACCTCCATGGCCACCCTGGTCTCGCGGATGGTCCTGGATATGAACTCATAGCCATCGGGCGCGTTCTTTATATCCTCATCGTCGGGCACCCTAGTAAATAGATCACCCAGGGTGTGCAGGTTCTGGTGCACCATCGACAGCAGGTGTGTGATCTCTTTGTTCATCACAACATCCCGTACGCAGACATCCTGACCGCCGCGGACACAGGCCGATTGGCGTCCCGGAGTATCTCCCTGGCCACCTTGACGTCGTTGAGGGACGCCGCCAGGATGACGCCGGAAGGGCTGGTCTTCTCCCTCCTGTACACGTAGACGACGATGTCGCTATCGTCGTAGACATGGCCGCTGAGGCGCCAGGAGCGCTCTCGCGAATGGCTGAAGTCCGGTGATCTCGCCGCGTCGTCGAACTTAAGAAGTTGTTCCTTCAAGGCTCCCATGGCGCTTTCTCCTCAGTTCAGGTTGATATAACTTGTTGTTGATGGCCCAAGTGCGCATCGCGTTTGGGCGAATCTGATAACCCTCCACCTTGGCGACGAGCTCGGCTATGTTCTTCCAGCTCTCGCCGACGGGCAGCATCTTCTTTATGATCTTGGTCCTGGGTGAGCGGACGTCGCCCCAGCGCCCGTGTGTGGTCTTGACGTGGGGGTGGTGCCTCTTGATCCACCGCCCGAAGATCGACTCGTCGTTTCTGTCCCCGCCGCACAGGATCGTGGCGTTTCTAAATGATTCCCCGGCCTCGACCTTCTCGAGGATATTGTTCATGAGTTCTTCCTTGCCGAACCCGATACCCTGTAACCTAGTGGCGAAGCCGAGGATACCTTTGGCTACGATGACGGCGGTGGCGTTGACCCCGGCCTTCTTGGCGGTCTCCTTCACTGTGAGACTACCGTCGCCGGCCGCCTCCTGTATCCTGAGTTCTCGCTCGTGCTTGCGCTTTCCCATGGTGATTCTCCGCGGGATCACGCCTCTGCGCTCGACTATCTGGCGGCAGCGCTCCCGGGTTATGCCGAAAGTCTTGCCGATCTCCTCCAGGGTCTTGTTGTCGTTGAACATGGCAACTATCCGATCGTTTCGATCGGGATACGTCTCGGTATATTTCTTATTGAATTTTACCTTCATCGCCTTGGCGATCTGATACATTCGTGAGAGCTTTAAATCAAAGAATATTGCGACCGCTTCCGGAGAGTCGTTCCCTTCCTTGACCATGGCGGCGAGCTTGGCGTCTCGATCCGGGTCGGCGCTGCGTCTTTGGTCGTTGAGTCGGATGCCCCGGGCCCTGGCTATCTGTTGGATGCGTATCCTGCTAAGGAAGAAGCGTCCCATGATTTCTTCCATGGGTGTCCTACCCTCGTTGATCATGGCAATCACCGCGTCGTCGCGGTCGGTCATCTTTCTTCGGCCCATGTGGGTCCTCCATATCAATCTATACACTTTAACACATCATTGTTCTAGTGTCAAACAAAAAGGGGGAACCGAAGTTCCCCCTCTTATAGACCTTATTCGCCAGGCCCGGTGTAGTCACCACCGTACTGGTCGTAGTCTTGCTTGTCCATCTCCTTTTCGATCTCGTTCTGGAGGTCGTTGGCCTTGTCGATTATCTTCTTGGTGATTAAGAAGTCTTTCAGCTTCCTCATCTTCGTGGCGTGGAGGGTGCCGAATTCATCTACGTAGGCATCCTTTGTCACGTATCTGACGTACACCTTCACCTCTGACAGGAGGTGTCCCTCCTTGCAGGCACCGACTATCGTCTCCACGAAGGTGGGGCGCTTGGCCCAGGCGTTGCCGGCAACCACCAGCCACTGGGTAGGGGACGCGGGGGTTTTCTCGTCGCTCATGTTTTCTCCTCACATTTTCAATTAGCGTCGCAGACATGGATATGCCTACTATGCTATTATATCACACTTTGAGGTAGATGTCAACTACTCTTCTGAGTTGGCGTCGTGCACCGTGAAGTGCCGGAAGCGAAAGTTCACCTCTACGTCGAGAGGCGTGGCCTCCCCGTCCCGGGTCGTGAACCGTAGTCCGGATATCGCCACGGGAAATGCGTCCTGGAACCGGAATTCCATGTTAGGGCGCTGGGCGCTGTTGGAGAGCATGACCATGACGTCGGAGAACACGCCCTCCCCCGCCATCTTTACCGTTCTGGGAGTGAGGCTGGCGTACTGGGAGTAGTTGTCTGGCGACGCAAGCTTTACCATCCAGTTCCAGATCTCCATGTAGTTGGTCAGGTCCTCATCGACCTTGAACATCACGTCGAGTGTTCCCCGCGCCAGGGAGTCGCCTGGCCATGGGATCAGGTCGAGCTGGGTGTGGAAATTGGCCACCCCGAGCTGCATCGGCGGAATGGACACGTCCTGGATGAAGAAATTCGTCGTCGGCGCCCGTTTGAGCACGAGCCGACCGACGTGCTGGTTAAGCATGTTGATGTTGTCGGGCTGACGCTGGAGGATAGCCATTAACTTACTCTCCCTCGTACGGGATAGTTGCAGTAGCGTCTGACTCAGTCATTTTCTTGAGAATCATCACGCCCGGCGGTCTTATCTCTGTCTCTATCTGTTTCTTGACGTTGGCCTGTTCTTCTATAATCTTTACCCTATGAAATAGACCATTCCACACGAAGGCTACGACGATTAGCACAAGGAAGATTATCAAGTAATCAATCAGAGAAGATTTGATCATCATCTTCTATTATCCTCTAAACCAGAACACGGTATTTTTGAGAAAGTCAATGTTGGATGCTATCCATCCGACGAAACCGCCGAATGTTAGGACGGTGATGAATCCACCGCGATAGCGGGTGGCCATGTCCTCGATCACCTTGATGCGGGTGCCGAGTGCGTCCACAGATCGACGGATCTCGTCGAGATCTTGGTTCTCTGCCCTGACGTTCTGGTCTATCGACACCTTGAGGGCACTGAGGCGCTCGTCGATCCTGGCCACGATCACATCAATAGAATCTGCCATCCATGCTCCACGAAAAAAGGGGAGGGATCGCTCCCTCCCCAATGGGTTTTAGTGTTCCTCCTTGCTTAGAGGATATTGTCGACCATTATGCGCCTGTAGTAGACGTTGCTGTCCTTGACCAGGGTGAGGGACATGCCGCCGACGGCGCCGTTGACGATTCCGCGGGAGAATGGGTTCTGCCCCATCGCGTAGCGGGTCTTGAAGGCGATGTTCGGCTGGTGGGTGTTAGGATCGACCACCCTGCTGAACTGCAGTGGAACGTATGGGCAGTAGTAGACGCCCGCGTCCATCGGTCCAGTTCCCTTGAAACCAAGGGTGAGGTAGTTGCCCGTGGTGTATGGGTCGATGTAGACCCTGTAGCGCTTCATCGCGATTCCTGCGAAGGTGTTGCCGGTGTCGTCTACCGCCAGCCCCTCGTTGTTGAGGGCCGGTGTGTAGTCGAGGACACCTGCCATCTGGAGTGCAGATGCTACGTTCGAGGAGCAGATGATGATGTTTGCCTTGCCGCGCCTGGTCTCCTTGGCTACCTGGTTCGCCTCGAGGTCGAGGAAGAAGCAGAGACCCTTGAGCTTTTCACCAAGCCACCTGCCGTTCGCATCGGTGTCGAGATCGAAGCGTCCGACGGTCGTGGTACCGGAAGCGGCGCCCCTGACTGCGGTGATGTTGATGGTGCGGATGAGTTCCCTGTTGATGTCCGCCACGATTTCCGTCGAGAGGATCTCGGAGAGGAGCTTCTCGGCGTCCATTCCGTGGGTCTTCTGAAGGTCGTGTGCGAGTTCCACAGAGTACTGGGCCTTCAGTGCTCGGCCGCCTGGGCTGATGCTGAGGCGATCGATGGTGAATGCCATCTCTGGGAATGCGTTGTTGCCAGACGAACCGAGAGACTCGAGCTGGGTGGTGGTCATCGCGTCACCGTAGTTGTAGATGCCGGTTTCTGCGAGGTTGGCGGTGCCGGTGGTCGAGTTACCTGGGAAGGTACCTACTGACTTGTCACCGAGTGTGTTGGCACCGGCCACGATGGTGGAGAATGCGGTGTTCGGCTCGTTATAGAAGGCCTCGTTGCCCGCGTTGTTGGAGTACAGGGCCCTGAGTGCGAAGACGAGGCCCGTAGGTCCCGACATCGGCTGGACGCCTGCGACTTCGTAGGCCATGAGGTTAGGCATGGAACGACGAAGCATGGAGATGAGGATCGGATCCTGGAACTGGACCTGGCCACTGCCGAAGTTGTTGGAGGGAGAATCCTCGAACAGGGAGTGGGGAGCGAAGCCGCGCTGCGTCTTCATCTCGTCTACCGTGTTCTCGATCATCTGGGCTAGGCCGCCGCGGATCCACTCGTCGCGAATCGGTGGGAGACCCTTGGCATCGATGATGTCCTTCCACTTCTCAACGAGCTTGCCGTTGATCCCATACTTCATTTGCTCTTCGCCCATCGTCTTCTCCCTTAGGGTAGTATTCTTCTTGTTAATGTTATTTATAGTAGCGTTATTCTTAGAGGAACCTGTTGAATCCCTCTAGGACGTGCTGGACCATCGGATCCGGATTTACCGGCTTCGTGTCCTTGCCCTTGGTGTCCTCGTCGAGTGGTCCGCCGTCGACAGGATCTTTGTTCTGGTCGACTACGGGCTCCTTGAAGAGTGTCTGCTTGAGGCCGTCGAGTTTCTTCGAGAAGTCCGCGGCATCTGAATACTTGACGTTCTCGGCGAGCTCCTTGAGCTTGGATGCCTTGGTGTCTGGCAGACCCTTGGATGCGCTGGCGAGGATGTCTTGGACTTCCCTGAGCTCATCCTTCTCCTGGAGGAGGATGACCGTCTGGGTCTGCTCGTTGAGCTGTTCCTTGAGTTCCTCGTTGCGGGCCATGAGGCCCTCGAGGACTCCCTCGGCGTCGTCAGGAAGGTCGATGTTGTGGGTAGACACCAGGTCTACCAGGCCCTCCATGAGGGACTCAGCGATCTCTACCTTCATCGAAGACTCGACCGCGATCTCGTTGTCCTCGAGCCACTTCTCGGCCACGTAGGATACGTAGCGGTCGAAGGACTCTTCTAGCTCCTCGACGGCTTCCGCGAGTTGCTCGGCCACCATCTCGTCGATCTGCTCCTGTCGAGCCTCATCGAGTTTCTGAGCCTTAACCTCAACGGCAGCGTCGAAGATGGTCTTGATGCGCTCCTTGACGTCGTCGGTGGTCTCCTCCGTGAAGAGGATTGAGATGTCGGCTTCCACCGCCTCTTCGACCTTCTTGACCTTTGTCTTCTTTTCGTCAGCCATTGTTAGAATCTCCTTGAGTATGTTGTTATTTATCTGGTGGTGATCTTCGAGATCTTACTTCTTTAGGCTATCCCGGGATGCTCGGTATTTAGCCATGGTCTTCTTCATGTACTCGAGACGACCGGCTGGGCGGTCGTCAGGATCAAATCTATCGACGTGGCCTCTCCTCTCCGATGTCTTAGAGAGTGCCTTGGCAACCCCTGATTTGAGGGCGAAATGTTCACGCCTCTTGTGGGCTGCTATGACACCAGGTTTCTTACTTTTCTTACCCGGCATACCGTGGGTGGCAAACGCGGCCTCCCTAGCGTTGTCTCTCTCGATGTCATAGAGCTTACCCTTGCCGGTTATCTCGGTTATGAACTCTGCGAAGGTCTTCATGTCATCTTCCTCATGTACTTCTGGAACATCTCGATCGCCCGTTCCTGTAGTTCGTTCTTGTTCATCTTCTTAACTTCCTCGACGATCTCGCCGACCAGCTGCCAGTTACCAGATGGATTCATCACCCACTCAGCACCCTCCATGATGCCGTTAACGAAGGCGTCGGGGGCAGACGGATCCGCCACGATGTCCGCCGCCGCGGCTAGCCTGAAGTCCTTCTGGACCTCCATGATTCCGGCCTGGTTGGGCTTCAGCGAGCCGAGCCCCCTCGAGGATACTCCGAGGCGCGCCCCCGATTCCATGAGTCCCTTGGCGATGTTTCCATACGGGGTGTCCGCGATGCGGGCCTTTCCGATGAAGTTATTGCCGTCCTGCTTGATCGATTGGGTGATGTGGCTGACCCGCTCGAGGTTGATCATCGGGCCGGACGGGTGTCCGAGCTCCCCGTAGCCCTGGCCCTTGCCGATGCGCTCCTTGACGTAGCGATTGACTTCTCCGGCTAGGATCTCGGTCGGATAGATGCGCTGGTTGCGGTTGACGACGCCGGCTTGCAGGAAGACACCCTCGATGAAGAGATTCTTCTTCTTGGTGCCATCTTCGAGCACGACTTCTTCTGTCGTGTACTTGACGTCTTCCTGGAGTTCCGTGATGAGTAGCATTTCTATCCCCTAAACTTATCTCGGTCGTCAGACTTGACGTATCCGAGCTTTTTCTTGCCACCGGCGGCTTTGTAGATCTTTCCTGCTGCTTTTGATAACTGGGTGTGGCGCTTCACAGAGTGTTCAGCTTTTTCTCTATATCGTGGATCATTTCGATCTAACCCAGTAGAATATCCTCCGGCATCACGACCAAGATCGGTCTTTATCTCTCTAGCGCGTAGTTTGGCGGCTTCCCTATTATTTAGAGTGTGTTTTAATTTTCTCGTTGTCGTGGTGTTATTTGGATTCGACTTTCCCTTGTACTTAGCACCACCTAGGGTAGCCTCTTCGACGCTCTCTCTATAATCTTTTCTCTTGTACATTACATTGTCACGCATTGTACCGGCTACATATTCTGCGTCATACCGTCGATTTGATCGGCTGATTTCTTTGTTATAAGCCTTGCCGTGTAACTCAAGACTTCTATCGTCATCTGCCTTGCGAAGGATGCGATCACCGGCCGCCCTGTGCTTACGCTTGGCGTTGTTCAGCTCGTCCCTAGTGTGCCTCTTATTCGGATTCTCTTTGCCAGCATACTTAGCACCACCGAGGCGTGCCTCATCGACGCTCTCTCCAGTGACTATCTTCCGATGATTGTAGTAGTTGAGCGCGTGCTTCTTATGCTTCCCAACAAATACTTCGTCACGAGCGTCGGTGTCCATGTTGTAGAAGTGCTTCTCGGCGGAGCGCTTATCGTTCTTTTGGATCTTCTGGGCGATGGCGATGTGATCGTCGGCGTCCTTGTTGAACATCCGCTTCATACCGTTGTCGTGGGCCCATCGCGGGTGCTTTGCCATGGCGCGCCGCCTCTTGGCCGCGGCCATGTGGGCCTGGATCATGTCCATGTCTTCGTTGATGAACTGACTAAGCGTCTTCATGTTACACCTGGTTCAGGTTGTTGGATGTGCGGGACTTCTTCGAGAACTCGACGACCAGGGTGCCCGTGGCCGCGGCCGAGTGGGTGATGACAACCGATCCGGTATGATCGTCGGTGATCGACTGACCGTCGTGGGCAAAGTTGAACTTGTCGGTGCCGTGGAGCACCAGGACAGTATTGGACCCCCTGGCGATCGTCCAGCTTCCGTTGGAGGTGAAGGTGACCCCCGGGATGTCGATGAAGTCGATGGTCTCCGACTTGGTATAGGTCGTAGCCGAGTTTGCTGCGGTGAAGGTGGCAGTGACGTTGAGGAACGTAGTGTTGACTACCTGGTTGATGACCCTGGCCTCGGAGAGTGACGAGTTGACCACTGCATAGACGAAGTCCCCGTTGGCAAACGCCGTGGTGAAAGTGGTGCTGGTTCCTATCAGGTTTGAACCTTGGATCTGAACCGTGCCTGTCTGGTTCCCATCGTAGCTGATCGAGAAGTCAGTGATCGCCAGGGTCACGTTGGCCGTGGTCCTATACGTGGCGTTTCGCCCAAACTTATTTGATGTGAATGGCATTACTTACCTTCCGTAGAATATCTTGCTGGCTTTCTTTTCGTGCTTCTTATGAACTGTGAACATCGTGTGGTTCTCAAAGTGAGATTGACCTTGTTCAAACGGGATCCCGGCATCTGTTAGGTTAGCCTTGTAGTCCTTAATGGTGCGATAATCATTATGGGCACCAGGACGATTTATCGGAACGTGAAAGATCCCAGAACCAGGCACTGCCCTTCGCAGAGCTTCTCCTATAAATTCTGCGAACGTCCTCATCTCTTCTTCCCTTATCCGGCTCATCTGGCGCCCGACGACCTCGCTCGACGCCGTGTTCTTCCTGCGCATAGAGGCGATCTGGGCGTTGAGCCGCGCAATCTTGGCCCGCTTGACTTCCTGCGGATCCCGGCTCTTCTCGATTCGATCGATCTTCCCCTTGACGTCGCTGAGTGCCTTTCCGAGGCGGTGCGCGAGCCTCATGGATGAGGCTCCTGAGCGTCCTGCCCTGATTGCCGCGCCACTCGATTCTTGCACCCGTTGTTCTTTAGCCGTCTTGGCGTTCAGGTACTTGCTGAGTGCCGGGAATGCCTTGAGATCAAACTTCTTTCCTGTCGCTTTTCCAGAGGTAGGCTTCTTCTCTTTTTCCGTGTCGTAGGGTGCCTCAGAGATTCGCCTATAGTTCTTTGGATCGCCTCCCGTCGAGTAAGTCGCCTCTCCCTGTCTCTTCCACCGCTCCTGTCCCTCTGGGGTTGACATATTGATGGTGCCGTGGATGGTGGATCGGTGACCCATCTTACTCCTGGCTTCACGGGCGTCCTTGGCTTCTACGTCGTGCCAGTTAGTCCTGGCATTGCGCTTCTGCCCGTAACTACCCCACCTCTTGGCGTGCACCTTGAACTTGTCCTCAGACAACGACTGATCCTGCCGCGATTCGTGCAGCTGGGCCAGGAGGTTGTACTTGGACTCGTGCATCAGGCCTCTTCTACTTCCTCTTCATCATTCGATTAAGGTGTCTCTTGGCTTTTCGACGGTCATCAAAAGTGTGTGACGCCTGCTGTGGGCCTGGATTCTCGTTTCCAATGGTCATCCATTTTGTAGGCTTATCCTTCTTACCGAGTTTGTTATTTACGACCCAGAGACCTTTCTTTTTCATCGGTTGGCTAATATTGTTTCCCCACTTCTCATCGATCTCTTCGTCCTCGTCCTCGTCCTCAGGGAACAGGACGGGCATGATCTTGGCCCTGATGGCCGCGTCGAACGTACGCTCGAGCTCCACCGCGTCGTCGTTGACTACCGCGGCTACCGGAGATACGAACTCTGGTTCATTGTCGTCGATCATCTCTTCTTCTCCTTCAACGTCTTCCTTGTACAATGGGTCCCACTTGCCATTCTTGATGGCGTCCATCTTGGGCTTGGTCTTGCCGAAGTATTTCATCGGGGAGACAGAGCTTCCGGCCGCTCCCTTGCCCTTCGGATCGGATAGGCCCGCCTTGGCTACTTTAGTCGCGTTGCCGTAGAGGGGGTTGTTCTTCTTCTTTAGGCCGGCGTCGATCGGCTCGTTCTTGCCGAAGTTCTTGTCTGTGTCTTCGTTCATCTCTGTCTCTTCTCTTACTCGCTTGTTTAGTAGTTGGGTTCCCGGCATCAGCTTGGCCGTTAATGCGTGCAGGAACGCCGGAGGGGCCTTGTCCCTCGCCATCTTCCTAGCGTCGCCGTGATTCCTGGCCCTGACGGACACCTCTACGTGCTCGCTCTTTTTATCTGGAGCCTTGTGCACCTTGACCTTCCAGTCGTGGTATGTCTCGTCCATCTCGGTTTCTTCCTTGGTAAGCTTCTTAGTAGCGTTGGCGATGCCGGTTATGCGCTTCCACGATGTGTGAGTGTTTTTCATAGATACGTCACGAATCGCGTCGTCATCGTCTTTAGACTTGTCACCGTATTTGCCGAGTTTGGAGGATGGCAGTCTGGCCCCGGTGTGGTGTTCAACGTCATTCTTGGCTCGGCGGAGACTGTCTAGGTGATAGTCTGCCATCACTCTCTTAGAGTGTGATCGGGCCGCACTATCAGCTGCCTTGTTGATATAGCTGCCGAGCGTCTTCTTTGAGAGCTCGTTGACTTCGGTCTCCTCCTTTGCAATTCTTTTACCAGCGAGCTTTAAACCTTTTTGGCGCCGCATTGCTTTGCTGAGAGAGGGCTTAATATCTGTATCGAAGTCCATATCTCTGGACGCCCACTTTTGACCTGCTTTAAAGCCATGATTGCTGAGATCGTCGGCTGCCTTGTTGATATAGCTGCCGAGCGTCTTCTTTGAGAGCTCGTTGATCGTCTTGCCTGCCATTTTCGTCTCCTCGTTCCTGTCGTACCTGTCGTGTACGTATACGTCGTGATACGCGCCGTGTTGCCTCTTTATCGAGGCGGGGTTGTGAATCGCATTAGGCCCGTGATAGAGGACCGAGTAGGGGTTTTTCTTGCCCAGTCGAGACTGGACCGACACCCTCTTCTTGGTCTTGTTGTTCGGGTCCTTGTTGTGTGCCTTGATCTCTGCCTTCAGTGCCTCGAGTTTCTTATCGTCTTCCTCGGTGCCGCGGTGCCTGAATTTCCATGGACCCTCGTGATATCCGTCTTCCTTCTTGTGGGTCTTGAAATACTCGTCCTTCCTGGCCTTGTTGGCGTCCTTGTACTTCTTATCTTGTCTCTTGTCCTCGCGCTTGACTGACCTATCAGCCGCGTCCATCCCTTTGATTCGCTTGATGGCCTTGTGGGATGAGATGGTAGGACCGATGCCGCGATCTCCCCAGCTGTCGCCATCTGCGTATTGCTTAACCTGATCCCTAGCCTTGCCCTTGTAATCCAGGGCGAGCTTATTAGAGATCTCGGTGATGGTCTTCACGCCACCTTACTCCTCGGTTTCATCTTCGTTCTGGCTATTTATCTGCTGGGGTCCTGCGGGCGCCGACGGTTGTCCTGGCTGAGGCATCGGCATACCTGGGGCTCCAGGCATCATCCCCGGTTGCGGAAACATGCTTCCTGGATCACCACCACCGAACGTCGGGTCCATGACCTGGACGCCGTTGCCTCCCATCGGGGCTGGCGGATACCTCGGATCATCCTTCTCCTCCTCGATCTTCTCGTCGAGTGCCTCGATGTCGTCGTCCGTCTGCCTGAGAATCTTCTTGCGGACGAAATCGTGGCTGAAGTACTTGCCCACGAAGTCCTGGATGTCCTTCGCGACCTCGATGCGCCTGGACAGGATCTCGTTGTCCTTGACCTCGGTGAAGTGGTTGTCCGAGGCAAACTCGAACCAGCCGCCGCGGTAAAGCTCGGGGATCTCCTCCTTGGCCATGACCTGCTTGAGGATCAGCTGCTTCGACAGCGCCTCGAAGAGAAGCATGGAGAAGCGGCGTCGCAGCCTGTCGATGAAGCGGGAGAACTTGACCTCGTCCCTGCTGATCTCTGCCGCCTTGGAGAAGGTGAAGCCCGAGGTCTCTGGGTTCATGCGGGATATAGGAACGCTGAGTGCACGGTAGAGCTTCTGCTGGAAGTACTCGACGTCCGTCAGCTCGCCGAGGTTCTGGCCGCCGGGAAGCGTCTCGATCTGGGTGCCCTTGTTGCCTTCGCGGCGAGGAAGCCAATAGTCCTCGAACATGGTCATGAAGCGCCGGTCGTCGCGGATCGTTCCGCTCGACTGGTCATAGACCAGCTTGTTCTTGTGCTTGATCATCATGTCGTTCATGTACTGCTCGACCTTCTGGCGAGGCAGGTTACCGACGTCGATGTAGAAGATGCGCCGCTCCGGGGCGCGGGTGAAGCGATAGATGACCAGGGAGTCTTCCAAAGCCTTGAGTGAGTTGAGGACCCTGATCGCCTTGTGCAGGTACGACAGGATCATGTTCCCATTGGGGTCCAGCAGGCCGGAGTGACAGTAGATGACCGAGTCCTTGGCGATCTTGAGGCCGTAGGCCGTCATGTCGAGGCTGTTCATCTGGGAACCGGGGGGCATCTTGCCGAAGCCGGCGCTGGAATAGACGTAGTACTCGGACTTGAGCTGGTTGAGCTGCATCGCGACCCGCTGGGGATCCTGGACGCGCTTGACCTCCTTGATCTTTCTGATCTTGCGTGGGTCGATGTAGCGGAGTTCCTTGATGCCCTCTTCCGGCACCTTGTCGTCGATGATAACGTGATAGTAGAGTCGGCCGTCGACGTACCAGCGCTTGAAGATCTCGTAGGCGTTGTTGTTGAAGTCGAGGAGCTCGATGACCTTCTTGAACTCCTCGGAGACTTTCTCCTGGATGTCCTCCTTGGCGAAGACCGAGTCCTCCTCAAAGGAGTCCATGTTGAAGGCGACCACGTCGTTCTCGCCGTCGAGGTTGACCGCCTCGTTGACGATGTCGTCGATGGCGTACTCCACGTCTGGGTAGAGTGCCATCTCTCTGTACTTGGTGATGAGCTCGGCCTCGGAGGATATTGATCCGTTGAGGTCGAAGTAGGTGCCGTAGAAGTTGCCTTCCGCGACGACGAGGGAGCCATCGTCGTTTGGGGGTGGAACAAATGAAGGACGCTTTTCTTTTTCCTCAAGAGCGGCGTCTCTTCTTTGGATTTCAAACCCAAAAAGTGTCCAAGCCATTAGCTATTCTCCTCATATCGCATTGAGCTTATGAAGGAATAATCCTTATAGCAATTCCACCTGGGCTTAAAATAACCATTGTGTGATTGACAATTTCCAAAGATCGTATAAACACGAGACATTGGAATATCATATGTTCTGCCGAACTCACAAATGCTTCCAAATCTAATGTTTCGACCTTTTATATCGACCATGATAGGTTTAGCATTATTATTGTCATTTCCAAACTGGGTTATCTTCATTGTGGTTGACTGCTTTTCACGAGAATCTACAGATCGAACATGCCCTATCTTAGATCGAGAAAGTTTCTGTCTAGTTTCTAGAGAATGATGTTTTCCCCATCTCCAATTTTTTGGTCCTTTTGGAGAACCACCAAAAGGAGTTGATCTGCCGTCGTATAGATTTAGAAAATCATTTCTAGTTCGAGCTTTTATTCGACGTAGAACTCGATGTTCCCAATTCGCTGCTTTTTCTTTTGTTGAAAACGTTCGGCGAATCTGGACAACATCAGGTTCACCTAATTTTTTTCTAATCCTTTTTACGTGTTTAGAAGACGTGAAATATGTATTCCATAAGTCATTAGGGTTACAATGATTAGCCCACCTGGCGCCATAATACCAGATTGAGTGTGTCGACCAACCGATTAGATAAGTGTATGGGATCATGATGAAATTCCTCAGCCGCCGTCTAGCCGAGGGCCGATGCCGCTCCGTCTGATGCCAGGATGTCTGCATCATTATCCCAATAATCATACTGCATGGTGACCTGGAACTCGGTGAGCCGATCCCTGTCTCCCCAGTTGAGCTCGATCGGGGCGACCACGGAGGGCCAGCATCCGACGAGTCGGTATGTCCTCAGGAGGCTGCCGTCCTTGCCCATCTTGTAGACGTAGGCGTCTGTCTTATAGGTCACTGGGTTGGAGCCGAAGGGCGCCACCGTGGTGTTCCTACGGACTGCGTTCATGCCGTGCTGCCAGTGCTCGAGGGTCCTGCGGACCAGGTGGTCCTCGTCGTTGATGATCGTCAGCGACCACTCTGGGAAGACCCTATCTCCTACGACCGGGATGTCCCTGCCGAAGTAGGGAACCCGGATAACGCCGGTGATCAGCGGCGGGATGGACGAGCCTACGCACGTCATGGTGAACTTCTCGTTCGCCGACGCGTCTCCAGCCGCCACCCCTGGGATGGTCATCCGCACCTCGAACTTCGAAGGACGGTCTCCGCCTCCGGTGAGTGCAGCCTTCATTTGTTCGATATCAAAGGACATATGTGTTCTCCTGTTGGGCTATTTATTGGTTTTCTTTGTGTAAACCCGCTTCAATGCTCGCTTGATCCCTTGCTTGCGATTAGCATATTGAAGATCAACATCCGGAGGTGTATGCCTCTGTTCGTCCTTAGCTTTTCTTAGGTAACTTTTCAGGGTCTTCTTCGAGAGCTCGTTGATCACCGATTCAGTTGCGTGAACTTTAGCGTTTCCAGTGAGTTTATCTAATGCTACTTTTCGGCCAGCAGCTCTTGAATGCTTCGGGCTGTAGAGCTTACGGTCCATGGGGGTCCCGACGTTCATTCCAGTCCTCTTGCGAATTTCATCTCGCAAAGCTATGCCGTTTTCTCTTCTCTTTTTTTCGTCATTGGACGACTTGTGGATGTATGAACCCAGAGTCTTAGCAGATACCTCGTTGACGTCCTCACGGGCGATCTTGTTCGCGTCGAATGCTGCCCTGGTAAGGTCCTGTGCGGGCTGGGCATCGAACGTCGCCTGCACCTTCTTGACCGTGTACCTCTTCTGGGCCCGCTGAAGGAGCGAATCCTGGGCGGGGTTGTTGCCTGGGCTGCCGGACGCAGTCGGGGTGCTGATGCCCTTGCCCTCGTGGACCGCGACGCCCTGATCGGGCTTCATCTTCCACATCAGGTTGCGGGCGACCTCAGCCGCCCTCTGGTGCTTGCGGGCGAGTGTCTCGTTGCGGTAGACCTCGCCGTCGGCCTCGCTCTCGCCCTTCCAGTTCCTGTTCTCGAGGTGCTTCACCGACTTCCTGAGGTGGTGCAGCGCCTGGGAGGTGTGTTCAGTCTCTTGGCTGGCGTGGAAGTCGGCGGCGTTCTTCGCCTGGCGGTAGGTATGGCCCTCGTCGACGGACTCGGTAGCAGGAACTTTAGACCAATAGGGTCTTCCGTAGTGCTTATCCTTTGCTGACGGGTGATCCCCGGCAATCTTCGACGCAGCCCTCTGGATTCCGGCTGAACGTCTACCGTGTTTATGATTGGCCCTGTCTATAGCTTTCTTAGTATCATCGGAATGGTCTCCGGCCAAACGGTTTCTAGTCTGCCAGACGGAATCCTGCGCCTTGATTGACTTGTCGATGGAGGCCCCCTGGATGTAGCTGAGGAGCTTGCCCTTCGAGATCTCGTTGACCTCTGCTGCCTCGTAGTACTTGGCGAAGAACGCGTCGCGGTTTAGCTTACCCATCGGTGTCTTTTTTTTCACTGAATACGTCTTTCCGTTCTTACCGTGTTTGCCTTCCTTGACACGGAAGGGGTGCATCTCCATCGCGTGGGCGTGCTGGACCACGGCGTACTTGCTCGGGCCCTTGATGTGGAAGTGAGTCCTCTCGTCTCCGTCGGAATGGATAACGGTGAAGTGCTTCAGCTCCTTGCCCTCGTCGATCATTGTTTCCTCTGTTTTTTCCCCAGGCATACACTTCTCCAGTTCTCTATAGTAGTGCTTATTTTTCCTCAGGTGATCCCGTGCGATCTTCTTTGCCGTCCCACGAGAGTTCGTATGCTCCATCTCGTGATCCGTGCCACGAGAAATCTCTGAGGCTTTCTTTGCCTCGTTAACGTCTTCCTTCACCGTTTCTTTCTTCCGATTACGGTGCATCTTTATGTGGGCCAGGCCGATGAGCTTGCTCCTCGTGGACTTCGTCGCTCTCTTCGGGTCGTAGGCCGCCTTCGCGGTGTACGCCTTGAGGGTGTTGGTGGAGAGTTCGTTGACTTCAACTTCTTCTTTGAGTTTCTTGTACTTCTTAGTAGAGTGATCGTAGACATAGTGCTTATCCATGACACCGGGTCCCGAGTACGCCTTAGTGTACTTCTTACCCTTCTCAGTGCCAGTACGAAAAGTCACATGCTGATGCATGTTTCTCATCTTATCTTTCCAGCGATTGAGATGATCGTCATTAACCATTGTAGCCCACGATCATGATCGTGTCCTCTATCTTCTTGTTCTCCCTCGAGTGGGTCTTTCGACCTCCGACGGATCTAGGATCTATCCATACCGGCTCCTTCGAGTGCCAGCCATAGACGAATACGCCCTTCATCTTCACCAGCCTCTGCCAGACCCTCACGGCCCCGGCCGAGTGTGATTTCCCGGCGAGGCCCTTGACCTGTCTAGTCTTGAGGAGAAAGTAGTACAGGTCGTGTGCCCTGACCGCCCCTCCCTTGACCTTATATAGCTCGGAGATATTTAGGATGTCCCCGGCGTCGTCGAAGAACCCGTTGACGTATACCTGACTCACCTGAGTCTTCTCGTCGACGGCGTGCCATTCCCACTCATTCGGCCCCTTCCGGAACCTCCAGATGACGAACCGACCGATCTTACCGACCTTCCGGAGCGATCTCTTGACCGCCCCGTCGAGGATCTCGATCGTGTCCATCTGGGAGACGGACTTGGCGGAGGACTTCCTGATCGAATTGAGGGCGACCATGAGAGTTCTCCGCCATTAGTTTAGAAGCGTCCGATGACCTCGTCGAACTCTACCCCGGTGCGAACTGCAACGAAGCGGAGGGTGATGAAGTTGATCGAGCGCGCCGGCTTGACGTAGATGTCACCGATGAACTCGTTCCTGTCGATGACCTCGTCCGTGTTGTTGGTCGAGTTGCAGACCACCCTGAAGTCGAAGATGCCTCTCCTTCCCTGCACGTCTCGCAGGTAGGGCTCCACCATGCTCCTGAAGGAGGCACGGGTGAACTCGTCGTTGAACTCGAAGAGGGTGAACTTCGCCGCGGTGGCGATTGCCTTCTCGAGCACGATGAAGAGTCGTCGGACGTTGATCCTGTCGAAGGCGCTCGGCTTGTTGAGCAGGGTCTTGTCACCGAAGAGGATGGTGCCCTCCCCAGGGAACGTGACCACTGGATTGACGCCGGCCTTGTAGAGGATGTCCCTGTTCGCCTTGTTCGGGTTGTACGCGATCCGGACGATGTTCTTGATCTGGCCGCGGTTGAAGCCACCCGGGGACCACCAGGCGTCTCTGACCTCGTCAGTTCGTACGATCAGGCCCGCCACGTCGCCGTTCAGCGGCACCCAGCGATAGGCGTCGTTGTAGCGATCGTACATGTACTTGTGGCCGGAGTCCATGACCCCGTAGCTCGAGGAGCGCAGGGCGTTCCTGAATGCCACGATGTCCTCGGATACTCCGAAGGCGTTGTTGACGGTGTCGTTGACGTCTGGAGAGATCAGGACGATGCAGTCCTTCCTGGTCTCGCAAATGTTGTCGATGATGTAGTTGGCCAGTTGCTCGCCGTGGACACCTCCGCGGGCCTTGCCCTGGAGGATGAGGCTCACGTCTACGTCTTCCGCGGACATGAACTGGTCGTATGCCCGTGCCAGTGACGAGATCGAGATCGCCGACTCGGTATCGGGCTGGGTTCCGCCGGTGAAGCTCGCAGAGAACGGGATGGTGTTCGTCTGCGGTGCAACTAGGGTCGAGTTGGCAGAAGATGCCCCCGCCCTGTCGTGTGCCCACCAGATGAACTTGGATCCGTGCTGGAGGACGTCCTTGTAGTAGTTGGAGCCTCCCTGCTCGCCCTTGGCATCTGATGCTCGTGACATGTTCTTCCAGACTTCCAGGATGGTTCCCGTTGTTCCGGTGAAGAAGCCGTCCTCGTCGGCCACGACCACGTGGAGCTCGTCGCCGGAGTTGACTCCGTTGGCGTTCCTGGCCTCGACGTAGACGGACGCGCCGGGTGCGGCATCGACGGAGTCGTAGTACTCCCAGAACCTCTGGATCCTCGACGTGGTGGTGTTGGTGGTGTTCGCCACCGTGTTCTCGGAGAGGAAGTAGCGGGTCGCCAGGGTGATGTTGGCCGTCGAGGTGGCGTTGGCGGAGGTCGCCGGCGCACCCTTCGAGACGATCTTCATATACTGGGTGCCGACCGAGTCGTTTCCCGCGAGCAGGTAGTCGCCTACGCTGAGCTGTGCCAGGAGGGTGTTCGCCGTGGTGTTGACCACGGTGTTCGACTCTGTCGGGGAGCTCGCGGTCAGGACGCCCGTATTAGAGCCGACCGACCAGGCGATGGTGACCAGGACGTTGGAGTCCGCGGTGAAGACGTTGCTGGTGAATGCGTTGGCAGAGTCGCAGACCGACACCTTCAGCGAGTTGCCGAGAGTTCCCGGCCACTTGGCGTAGTAGTAGGAGTTCGCGTTGAAGGTGTCGACCAGGTTGACGTAGTCGTTGTCGTTCTTGATCTGGGCGTTGGTGCCCGTGGTGACGTAGGCCACCGCGTTGTTTGCCGTGTTTGAGGCAGCCCTGGATACGTAGAGCTTGTTGCCGTAGGCGAGGAAGGAGGCCGCCGCCATCCAGGTCTCGAAGTTAGAAGAGGTCGGTCGACCGAAGCGAAGGACCAGCTCTTCCTCGTTGGATACGAGTTCCCTGTCCTCTACTGGACCCCAGGCGAAGACGCCTCCGATCGCTCCCTCCGTGGTTGATACGGCTGGAATGATCGTGGTGAGGTCGATCTCCTGGATCTGAACGCCTGGCGATACTTGGAAACCCATGGGTTGCTCCCTAATTCTTAATTGTTATGAGATATTTATAGAATGAAGGTTCCCACGAAGTAGCCGTTTGACTATATAAGTCATGGTCAAGAGACACACGATAGAGGCGCGGTTTAATATGAGAGGATCTCGAAACGTCGGCACCAACAATCCCATGTTCGGACACCGGCATACTCCTGAGGCGAGACTAATCATGGCGTCGGCGAAGAAGGGCACTGTCTGGATAAAACAGGGAATGAAGTCGAAGAGGATACGCCTGGACGAACTGGAGAGCTACGTCCTCAGCGGTTGGGAGCTAGGGAGAGCTAAGTTCCATAGGAGGGTCCTCTAATGTCTGGTTTTATCTATATCTGGCGCGACAACAAAACAAAGCGTTATTACGTCGGATCTCACTGGGGTCACGAAGAAGATGGATATGTCTGTTCATCTCCATGGGTAAATAAGGCTTATAAGAAAAGACCCGAGGATTTTAAGAGAAGGATTCTTGAACGCTTTAATGATCGAACGAAGATTGATGAAATAGAGCACAGATGGCTTCAGATGATGAAGCCTGAGGAACTCAAAGGAAAGCGATATTACAATTTCCACAATTTTCGATTTGGGCACTGGTCAACAGACGAACATTCGCGGCTCTCAGTAAGGCAAAAAATTTCAGCGGCGAAAAAGAATCCAACACAAGAAACACGAGATAAGATATCAGCGGCATTCAAAGGAAAACCCAGATCCCAAGAGACGCGAGATAAGATCTCGGCCGCCTTTAAAGGAAAACCTTGGTCTCAAGAACATCGCAATAAAGCTTCTATGGCAACTAGAGGAAAGATCGTGTCTCAGGAAACACGAGACAAGATCTCAGCAACACTTAGAAGCAAAAAATTAAGACCCATCGTAGAATCCAGATGAGACGTCCCTGAGTTCACCGTCGGTTTCGACCCTCCCATCGCTGACCACACCGAACGGAGTGAGGTCAGACTCGTCCCACGAGTCCCCTGCCGACGACAGGAACGCCTTGCGGATGTCAGTCTCGATCGACTCCTTGAAGAACTTCTGGTCGGTCATCCACGCAAGGAGGACCAGGCACATCACCAGGTCGTCATGGGAACCGGCCTCGGCCTCGTATTTCCCGTTCTTGCCGGAGAACCTTGAGAGTTCCCAGATGATGTTCTTGTCATTGATGATCAGCTGATCCCGCTCCACCAGCTGCTTCAGGACGGTGCACCCGATCTTCTTCACCTGCGGGCTTGTCTTGACGCCCATGCGGCTGTTCTGGGCGTGTCCTGCGCCGAGTCTGGTGCCGTACTTCGCCTTCACGGTAGTCATTACCACGTATTCATATTCGTCCACCTGCAGCAGGTCCTCGGCCACCCTGAGGCCAACGTCGTTGGACTCGACCAGCACCAGCGCCTTGTTGTAGTGCTGGGCCGCGTTGTAGACCACCTCGTGAAGGAGGGACGGAGGCAGGACGTTGTTTCTGTATGACGCGCAGACGCGATAGGGCATGGCCGTGACGTCGGTGCAGACGAAGGCCTGATAGTCGAGGCCCAGTCCTCTGGACACGTCCACGGTGATGATGTAAGTGTGTCCGTCGACCGGAGGCTCGAAGATGGAGATTCCCGCGCCGAGCATCTCTATCGGGGTCGCCGGGATCAGTCGGCTGAGGGTTCGCCCGTTGATGAGTGTGCCCGAGGACCCGAGGAACTCGCAGTTGAACTCTTGGTCGAAGCCTTCTACCCCGAGTCGCTCGAGCTCCTTCTTGGCCCACTGGTCGTCCCTGCCCGGCTTGGCCGACCAGTGAGAGTCTACCCTCTGGAAGTCGTTCTTCCCCAGTTCGCTGTCGTGCCAGATGTCGTAGAACATCTCTAGCCCGTTCGGCGTGCTGGTCATGAAGAGCTTGGTTTTCTTACCGGCGGTGATCGCCGGATAGACTGAGTTGTAGAACTTTCGCTGCTGGTTGGGATGGATGTGGGCGACCTCGTCCATGTAGATGATGGCATAGGACTGTCCGCGGACGCCGCTCATGCTGGTAGCCGAGGCGTTGATCATCGACTTGTTCTCGAAGGAGATTCTCTGGCCCCTCCAGACCCTGATGCCCTGCTGCATCCAGATCGGAACCCACTCGAGCATCAGCTTGATGCGGTCGAGGATCTCGATCGCCTGCATCAGTTTGTTCGCGGTGATGGCGATCTTATAGCGTCGGTTGAATATGGAGTACCACAGGAGGATTGCTGCGACTACGGTAGTCTTTCCCGCCTGGCGCGCCAACTTGGCGATGACGAACCTGTTCTTGTTCGCCTTCCTGATGAAGTCCAGCTGATAGGAGTAGGGTTCGAACTTGATGAGCTCTCCGTCGGGGGTCTCCACCTTGATGTAGCGGTCGATGAAGTACTCCAGGCCGGTATCCGGGTCGGCGCAGCGCACGTACTCGTCGAAGTGCTCCTTAGTGAACGCGAACTGCACACCGAGCCCCCTGAGGAAGTCGTTGTTGTTGAAGCCGAGTTCTCCGGCCACTACTTCTGGGTTGGGGAGATACACTAGTCGTGGTGCTCCCATTCTTTCTTGAAGTGATCCACGTGGGTTATTCTCGGGAAGTCAGATTTTCTATCGAACTGGCGATGGGTGAAGTCGACCACATGGTGTCCAACCTGGACGGCAGTGTGGTGTCCGCTGTTTCCTTCGTCGTCAACTGCTTTGTCCCAGTGTTTAGGCTTTGGACCATGGACGCTGAGGACCTTGTGTTTGATCCCGTGCTTGGTGAGGTGCTTAGAGAAGTTATTGCTGATCATCGAGCAGTTTCCAGGTTCGTGGCAGATATGGCTCAGCTTACCGCCATACTCCTTCTCACCGTGTTCTTCACCGTGCTTCTTGAAGGCCTCAATGTGGTGATGGAGATCGTGCTCTTCTGATAAGAACTGCCCAAACGTCTTCATCGCTCCAACTCATCCTCTCCGTCCGACTCTCCGCGGTTCTTCTTGATCACCCTGAACATGTCGTCGGTAGATCCGACCATCATGATATTCTGAGTGTTGTTGACCACCTTGTCGGTGCCGGGTGCCTTGGCGAGGCTCTCCCGCTTCTTGTCTCCGATGACGACCAGTCGCTCGTTAGCCACCACCAATTTATCTATTAGGGTGGCCACGACTTCGAACGCACGGGGCGCTTCTGACGACGCGGCGACCTCCTGCACCAGTTCCAGTGACTCCTTTCCCGAGTTGATCAGCTCACGAATGTTTCTTCGGGCGAACTCGAAGTCGTCCTCAGAGTCGACGGTGGTCATGTCCTGGCGATCCTGCTGGGTCAGCAGCTGGACCTGTGGGAATGCCTCGCCCGGTCCCAGATCGAGCGCCTCGTCTATCTTGTCCTTACTCACCGTAGTGGTATTCCTTTCCTGTCCAGACTGGTTCTACGTCTGGGTTCGGGTCGGCGCAGTACTCACAGCACTCGACCTTAAATACGTCCGAGTAATCGTGCTCGTTCGGGTTGGTGTATCCTCCCTCGTCGTCCCTCTCGAAGGAGTGGCTCACGTAGTTGTTGTACCACGCCGTGTAGGAGTGTGGCTTGACCCAGCAGCGAAACCCCTCGAAGAACTTGTGCTTGTAGAAGCCGCCGTCGTATTTAGCCATTCTTTGGTTTCCTCACCATCGAGTCAGAATTTGCACGACCCTTGAAACCGTGCTTCCTATAGAAATTCACCAGTCGCTTCCTGTCCATGTGGTCCCCGTAGGGCACGGCGTAGAGCCACCCCTCCATGTGTCTGTCGTCGAGGTGCTTGGTGATCTGCTTCATGACCTCGTGTGCCCCACCCTTGCCTCGGTGCTCTGGAGGAGTCTCTATCCCAGTGACGGTCTTGCCGATGAGCTTTCCCGTGGATCCCGTCGGCTCGTGCCTGAAGTGGTGCGTCGTGAAACCACTCAGCTTCAAGGTTATCTCCCGTATAGTCTTCATCACGGGTTTTCTTCATAGGTAACAACGTAGCCCCAGTCGTCGTCCTCCTCGACGAGGAGCGGGTCGATGGCGAGGGACGCGTTGGAAGTAGGCTCCCCGTTGGCAGTGAGTCCTGGGTAGATGGTGACCGTCACGTCGGGAACAGTTCCCGTGGTGTTGGCGTAGAGGTTGGTCTTGGCGATCTTGATGATCTTGCTGTCACTCGTCGGTCCAAACAGGTACGTCTTGACGACGAACCTGAGGCGCCACATGACCGCCCGTCTCTTCTCGAAGTCGCCCTCGTACTGGTCGTCGGGTGTGATCGAGTCGAGTTGGATGTGGATGTCTGTGACCACCTCCGGCATGTCGTCGAGGAGCTTGACCGTGGCGCACCAGGTAGGCGTGAAGAAGGGGACGATCTGCTCTACTATGCGGGCCCCGTCCTCGATCCCGCCGGCGTAGACGTTGACCTCGTATTCGATGTTGTAGGGGACCGGGTTATATACCGCGTTGTAGATCTCGGTGTTTGCCGCCGCCCGCGAGTAAACTTTGCCCAGCGTCGGAAGCTTGCGGTTCCCGTCGTAATACATACCCGTCATCTCGAAGGAGATCATCGGGAGATTGATCGCGGTTTTCTGGTCGAGGCTAGGGTCGCGTTCGAGCCTGGCGAGATACTTTTCCCTTGGTCCATAGATGATGGGCACGCTGATCAGCTGGGCCTCCGACCCATCCGTCGCCTTCCTTGACACCATGATGTCATTGAAGAGCGTGCCGACCAGGGCGGTGGCCTTCCTTATCGATGCGTTGTAGAAATCATGACCGAACATTATTTTTCCTTACATCTTGAGCGTCTTCATCTAGTTTTCCACCAATCCGCGACCAGGCAGAATAGCCCAATGCATACCTCGATCGCGACGTATGCGCCGAGCCCCCAAAGCATGATGATGGGTATGATCATAAAAGGCATCTGATCTAGCAGGGTCAGAACGTGCCTCCTTCGGAGAACGGATCCGTTTCCGTCCAATCGATGATGGTATCGGCCTCGTCCTCGATGACGACGTTCTGTGAGTTGTCGATCTGATCCTCAGCGGTCTGGTAGAGGAGGATCCAGTCCTCCCCGTCGTCGTGAAGCTCGAAGCCGTCCTCCGTCGTCAGAGCAAAGGAGTGCACGTCGACCGTGATCGGTTGATAGATGGCGTCGATGAGTGGCACGCCTGTGGCGAACACCGCGCTGGTCCCCTCGTAGAGTTCCAGAGTCATGTCGTAGGCCTGGAGGTCGCCGAGCTGATAGAAGAATGCTTTCTTATCGACGTATGTGACGGTGAACATCGCTCCGATCATCGGGATGAACACCAGGTCTCCTTCCCGAGGCCGGAGTATATCTGGACGAGAATCCAGTACCTCCTCCTGGAAGGTCTTCTTGGCGACCGTGAGCACCAGTTCGTCCCTGAGCTCTACGTTGAACTTAGAGAGGAGTGCCCCCTCCCCGCCCATCTGGGACGTAGTCTTGACGTAGAACTCTAGGAAGTAGGCTGAGTTGAAGGAGTGATACTCGGCCTCGGTGAACAGGGCGTCCCTGTTCTCGACCGTGCGCGGGACGTACCAGCAGTCGTGTCCACTAATCTGGATCGCCTCCTGGACGAGATCGGAGAGCAGTTCCTGCTCGATTGACTCAGTGAAGAAGTCAAATAGGACGTTCGTGGCCATGGTCCAGTATTTATGGAACCATGGCCTCTAGTTGTGGGGGACTACTTCTCCCAGGAGAGCTTCTTGGGACCCCAGAGCCTGATGTTCTTTGACCATGTCCGGGTCCAGAGCGAGACGCTGAGGCGGCGTTCAGGTTTGTAGAACAAGAGGGCTATACCACTTACAGGATAGAGCGTTCCCGGGATGGTTTCATGTTGGAGCGTGGTCTGGATTGCTCTCGTCCATGATCCCTGTAGGTCTGGGCCGATTCTTGATGTCGTAAGCATAGTGGTGGTTCTCCTATCTTTAGTCAGAATAGTATAACACACCTTGCCGAATGTCAATAGATCACTCAAAAGTGGTCTATTGCAGCAAAAATGGCCAAAAGGCCATTTTTTAGATGTACTTTTCTTCTTCGTTATGATATACTGGAGGTGTTGCAATGGAGGTAGAAATATGACACTATCGACAAATGAACTCGACTATTTCATACAAATCCAACACATATGGGAACTCTACGAAAAAAAGAAAATAAGCGCTTCGACCCGAGAAAAAATGTTGGAACCATATCGCCAACAACTCTATAAATCCCAGACCTAATCAATCTCCCTTATAACCCTTGTCTATCTTTGATGGAGAATCATATCGCTTCTGCATGTCAGCGTGATAGCTCCTCTCGGCCGCGGTCCTCTTCTTGGGTTTGGGGGGAAGCTGATGCAGACCCTGCACCTTCCGGGAGTCGGCCAGGCGGCGGCGCATGTCGCGAACCCCCTTCTCGAACTCGCTCTCCTCACCGAGGAACTCAGAGAGAGTCTTCATCCGATCATGTCGCTCGAGATCGGGCTCCAGGTGTCGATCAACTCTCGATCTAATTTCTCGATGGCGGCATCGGCCTCGTCGATCATCCGGATCCCATTGACCACGATGCCTCCCGGGAGAGCCGCGCCGGCGAACTTGGAGAGGTTCTGCCCCCACTGCTTGCGGCAGAGCTCGGTGGCATACTTCTGAAGCCAGATGTCCGACCACACGTCTGAATAATCCGCCGGGTCGTTCTTCCGGTACGCCTCGATGATGATGTAGTTCCCCTCGAGTAGCTTTGATGGGTTGCAGTCGAGAAAGAGCTCGTCTGTCCGCTCGTTGTAGCGGACCGGGAACCTTCCGACGAGAAACTCAGAAATGGTGTTGAGGGACACCCGCATGACCACGTAGTCGGAGACCTGGGTCGTCGCGCCCCCGGATCCAAAGATTACGTCGGAGAGGAGAACCTGCCATGCCATACCGTCGAGTGTCCCGACGTTGCCGGCACTCGAGAAACCCACTTGGAACACGCCGACGACCCCGATGATCGTGTCGTCGAGAGTGACCTTCTTCTCTGAGACCTCGAGCGCGGTCAGCTGATGGGCGAGATAGACCTTCTCGCTTCCACCGTAGTGCTGCTCGATGTACTTGTGCACGGCGTCGTCGACGCGATCTTCGAACTGCTCGTCGGTAACGTTCACCCTGAGCGCCGGATAACCCAGGCGCCTCTTGATGTAGGCTATGAACTCTGATCTCGTGGTCGGGATGGCCATGACGTACTCCTGGCCTATTTATGGTGGCCAATCACTCCTTAACTCGTCGTAAATAGGAACTGTGTGCGGCCTTCGTTGAAGGCCCTGTACGCCGTGTAGGCGGGCGTCACAGGGCCATCAAGCGGTTCAGTACCAATACACCTTGGGCTCGCCGTGGAACTCTGGCTTCACATGGGGGATTGCCGATCAATGCTTCTAAAGTGTCTAGGTAACCGGCTTGAGTTGTTAGTAGAGTCGCTAGAGCCTTTAGTCGATCGGCCAAGGTATTGGCGGTAGGGCTTCCCTGGACCTCTCCTAGGATAGCCGCTATTGCCGTTAGCGTCGCGACGTCGCGATCAATATCATTAGCATCTCTAACGGTGATCTCTGGTACTTGCACCATTTAGATTATTTGTCCTATGTATAGGCTATTATTTTGTTTAGAGAAATTAAGATTTGATACTGTTATATCATCGACTATAAAGAAACGCAGAACGCGGTCCCAAAATCTTTGCCAGAAATTGCGCACGTAATTCCCCTACCTAACGATTGTCTGCTTATTTATATCAATGATGATCGTCTAATGATGGGTCACCGAGATTCTATCCTGGTTGTGGGTCACCGAGATTCTATCCTGGGTGGTCATCTCGATCTTTCCGTCAGCCCCAGCCACCTGGGAGATCCTCATGGTGTCTGTCCTCGGCGTGATGTTCACCTTCATCAGAGGAGGTGCCGACGAGGTGATGAACGAGATGAACTCGGCTTCTCCGATGCCTGGCGCGTCCCCGACGGCCATCGCCGTGGAGGATCCGATGAACTCTAGAATACCTATGCCATCAGCCTGGCCCGCTCCTCCTGAGATCGCCGAGCCGATCGACGCCGCGGTTCCTGCACCGGCCGACGCCGCGGCCCCAGTTGTTATTCCTGTTCCTACGACGATCGACGCCCCTGTCCCTGCCGACGCACCTGCACCAACCGCGGTGGATTCCCCAACACCGGCACTAGTTCCTGTCCCTGCCGAGGCGCCTACACCGGTTCCGATGGCCGCACCCGTCGCAGACGCCGCCCCAGTTCCATCAGATGCCGCGGTCGCTGCCGCGGTCGCTGCCCCGACGACGGACGAGGCTCCGATTCCTGTAGACGCGGCCACCGTAGTAGCGGTTGATGAACCTACTCCAGTCGATGACCCGATTCCGTCCGCCGCTCCAGCGGCGGACTGAATTCCGCCGTCTGCCGTCGTCCCGTCGGCGAGCGCCTCCCCAGTTCCGGCTGCCGCTCCCGTAGAAGCCGCCGTTGATATTCCCGTTCCAGACACATCGCCTACGCCGGCTGCCGTTCCCGTAGAAGCCGCCGTCGATATGCCTGTTCCTGATGCCGCGCCTACGCCTGCAGATGCTCCCGTAGAAGCCGCGGTCGATGATCCTGTTCCTAGTGCCGCTCCGGTTCCCGACGCCGCCCCAGCCGACGCCGCCGTGGATGCCCCGACTACCACGGAGGCACCAGTTCCGGTTGCCGCTCCCGCAGAAGCCGCCGTTGAGATTCCTACGGAGGCTGCCGCTCCTACTCCGGCCGCGCTGGCGACTCCGTCGGTGATCGCGGTTCCCACGACGACCGAGGCTCCAGTTCCCGCCGTGTCGCCGGCCGATGCCGCGGTAGAGATACCTACCCCGGACGCGTCTCCTACGCCTGCGGCAGCACCTGCAGACGCGGCCGTGCTGGAGCCTATGGCTAGGGCTTCTCCTATTCCTGTTGATGTTCCTGCCGACGCCGCCGTAGATGAACCTACGGCCGCCGCTGCTCCGACGCCGGACGCTGCTCCTACCGCAGCTGAGAATCCTACCCCCACGGCTGTCGCTGTGCCTGCCCCGGC